ATATTAGTTTATGCCAATTATTAGAAAGAATGACGTTGTTACAGAGCGTCCAGTGATTATCGTACTTTATGGTACTCCAGGTGCCGGTAAGACATCTTTGGCTACTACAGCCAACAGTCCTTTACTCATCGACACCGACCGAGGCTTTGACCGTGCCGTTCAGCGTCCAGACATTGTTGTCACGGCTTCACGTTGGGAAGACATCTACAATGCTGAGGTTATCGGTTCCTATGTTGTTGAGGATGGCAAGCAGGTTTGGAAGCCAGGATTGATCAGTGAGTGTAAGACCATCGTAGTAGACACAGCCAAGGCTATGCTCGATGACTATCTCAACGCTTTTGCTATTCAGCAAGACCCTAAGCTGGGAACTAACTCTTTGAAGCGATATGGTGTGATGGGAGAATTGTTCAAGCAGTTTGTCGGCATTCTCCGTTCAAACAATTCAGACATCATCTTCATCTGTCACGACAAGGAGACACAGGAAGGAGATTACATCAAGCATTCTCCAGACTGTACAGGACAGAGCAAGGACTTGCTCATCCGTATTGCGGACCAGGTAGGTTACATCTGCAAGGAGAACGGCAATCGCGTCATCAAGTTCGAGCCACAGGACAATCGTGTTGGTAAGAATGTTGCAGACCTGCAGGACACTTGGATTCCAGCTTACGGAACAGAGGAGTTTGACACTTGCATGGCAGACATCATCAAGAAGGTGAAGAAAGCCATCGTGAATAAGTCAGATGCTCAGGCTAAGGCGCAGGAAGCCGTTGATGATGCCCGAAAGAAGCTTGCAGCCGTGGAGACTGTAGATGATGCAAATGCTCTCATCGAGGTTGCCCACGGATTGAACAAGATTCATCAGAAGGCATTCATGAATCAGATGATCAAGGAACTTGCTGTCAAAGGCATTGACTTTGACAAGAAGGGCAAGAAGTTCGTCAAGCATGAGGATGCAGCATGATGAAGCCTTTGATTAGAGTTACCCAGCTAGAGAGCTTCAGACGGTATATGTCTGACGAATATGCTTATGTTACAGAGCAGGACGTTATAGACAATATCACTAAGAAGTTTGAGGGCAACGATTACACAAGAATAGGAACTGCCTTTCACTCCATCGTGGAGACTGGCAGTCCCCATTGCTTCAAGGAGCCGGAAGGTGTTCGCCATTTCACTTATTATAAGAAAGATAAGACAGAACCCGTTCCAAAAGGAAGAAGGTTCGTCTTTGATGAAGGTGAAGCGATTCTCGACATTCCACAATGCAAGGTTGCTTTGAAATACAGGAATGAGCATCCTGGCGCCTTTCATGAGGTTCGTGAATATAAGGATTTCGGCAATGCCGTTATCACGGGATGTGCCGATATGATTGACGGACTAGAGATAAGAGACATCAAGACTAAGTACGGACCGGTATCAGACAAAGACTATATAGATAGTTGCCAATGGCAGCTTTACCTAGAGTTGTTTGAAGCTGATGTGTTCCATTTTGACTTGTTTGTCTTTGAGGGCTACAATAAGGATAAGCACAAGGGAGACGTGAGAGGTCTCAAACTTACCCCTTATGAGCCAGCAATCACTTGTTACAGATACCCAGGGATGGAAGACAAGAACCATGCATTATTGCGTGACTTCCTCAAATGGGTAGAAATGAGAGAATTATTACCATATTTACCATTAACAGAATCAGATGGCTAATACAATGACAGGAAGGGTGTTGTCTATCGGCAATGTCGAGGAAATACCCAGCAAGAGCGGCGGAGAGCCGTTCAAAAAGAGAGTTGTGGTTCTTAACTGTACACACTCGAATTACGGAGATGTGTATGAGAACTACCCAAGTTTTGAGTTCAGCGGAAAGCACGTGGATGATCCTGCGGCTTTTGCGGTTGGCGAGATTGTTACCATATCCTTCGCTCTTCAAGGTACCAAGTATCAGAAGAGTGCAAATGACCCGGTAAAGTATTTCAATACCATTTCGGGTTACAAGATAGAAAAGTATCAGAGAGGTGGCCAGACGCAGCAGCAAGCACCTCCACCACCGCAGCCGCAAGGAGTTCAGTCACCGGCACCGCAGCCGGGCAAAGATGATGATTTGCCATTCTAGTTATGATTTTCAATCTCAACAATGACAAGGACAGGGCAGACTACAAGGACTATTGCAATGGCCTTTACATGGATGCCCTGAAAAGCGGAAAGGGTTTTATCGTGGAGGTGAAGAAAAAGCACCGTCCACGTTCCCTCGCCCAAAACAGCTATCTGCATGTGTGCCTTCAGTATTTCGCATCAGAGTTCGGCTACGATGAAGAATATGTGAAGTATAACATTTTTAAGCAGATAGTGAACAGAGAAATCTTTGCGAAGCAGAGAATAAATAGAAGAGGACAGCCTGTAACTTATTGGAGAAGCACGGCTGACCTTGACACAAAAGAATTAACAGACGCTATTGAGAAGTTTCGGAACTATTCAAGTATGGTTGCAGGGTTGTATATACCCGAGCCTAATGAAGAAGCAGCCTTGCTTGAAGCTCAGAAACAGATAGCATTATATGAAAAGTATTTATAATTATGAAATCAGATTTGAAAAATTATGTTCCTGAGAACATTGAGTTTGTATTGGAGGAAGGTGTAAAAGACATGTTCCCAATGGAGTTGGACTTCCTTGCTTTGACCGAGGAGAACCTTTGCGGAGAGAAGCCTTTGAAGAATAAGGCAGACATCCTTAAGTTTGTCGGAAAGCACTTCACGGCGACCTTCCCTGACAATGAGTTGGTTACACGTTTCCTCGATGAGTTCGAGAAGAAGAACATCAGAGAGGAGTATTGCACACTCGAAGAGAACGTTGTGCCAGCTCGCAAGCTGGAGTTGGAGGAGGCTTTGGAAAAAGCCAAGAAGATGAAGAAGGATGCAGAAGAGGCTTATGCTTCTGTCCTTATGGAAGTAGCCAAGTACGCCGCTGAGGTGCGCCAGGGAACTGTTGATATGCGTCTTAAGTCGAAGAACGTGTTCTGTATTGCATTGGCAGGTTACTATCTCGTATATAATTGGGATGCAAATACCGAGAAGTTCTTACTTGCAAAGGCTTATGCTATCCCGGACCGTTCTGAGATTTGGGCAAATGAGGTCAAGAATCGTGAGAGCATGAAAGAGGTCTTCGGATTGGAGTTCCCAGAAGAGGAGCAGCCAAAAGAAGAAGCTCAGCCAGAGCAGTCTTCAGATGATGACGATGATAAATTACCATTCGGCGAGTAATGAAGTACACTCTTAGAAATTATCAAAAGCAAGCTAGTGATGCAGCCGTAAGGCTGTTCACTAGCAAGGCTGACAAGAACGGATTGGTTATCCTGCCTACGGGTGCAGGAAAAAGTTTGGTGATAGCAGATATCGCCTCTCGTCTGGAAGGGCCGCTGTTAGTATTTCAACCTAGTAAGGAAATTCTTCAGCAGAACTTTGCCAAGCTGCAAAGCTATGGTATCTTCGATTGCGGTTGCTATAGTGCCTCTGTAGGATGTAAGGATATAAACAGAATAACCTTTGCCACCATCGGAAGCGTAATGAACCATATGTCAGACTTCGATTGTTTCAAGAACATCATAATTGACGAATGTCATTACGTAAACTCTAAAGCTGGGCAGTACAAGGAGTTCATAGAAGCGAAGAACAGACAGGTTGTTGGATTAACAGCCACGCCATACCGTCTTGATCGTGCCGAAGGAGGTTCCATCTTGAAGTTCCTCACGAGAGTAAGACCTAGAATATTTTCAAAGGTCATCTATTGTTGTCAGATTGGAGAACTGCTTTCTAAAGGTTATCTCGCAGACTTGCATTATTACGATTTGACGACATTGGATTTAAGAAGAGTCAGAAGCAACTCCACCGGTGCAGATTATGATGAAAGAAGTCTCCTCGCAGAGTATGAGCGTAGCGGATTCTACGATAAGTTATCAAACACAGTAGTCAAGGTTCTGCAGCCTAAAAGCGGTATTCCCAGAAAGGGAGTACTTGTATTTACCGCTTTCACAAGGGAGGCCAGGCAGTTGGTTGATAAACTCCAATCACTCGGAGTCAATGCCGCCATCGTGACAGGAGAGACACCAAAAAAGGAGCGTGAAGCCATTCTCGAAGGATTCAAGAGGAGAGAAATAAAGGTTGTTGCCAATGTAGGTGTACTGACTACGGGATTCGACTACCCTGCCCTAGACACCGTTGTTTTGGCACGCCCGACGAAATCTCTCGGGCTCTACTATCAGATGGTAGGCCGCGCTATCAGACCTTTTGAAGGAAAGGACGGGTGGATAGTTGACTTGTCGGGAAACTATAGCCGGTTCGGAAATGTCGCAGACTTCTTTATTAGCAGACCTCCAGGAACCACGAAATGGGCGGTGTATTCCAGAGGAACACAATTAACTAATGTCGTACTAAGATGAGCGTTCTAAATGAGCTTATTGAATATAAGCAAAGAGATTCCGCATTAGGAACTGAGTATTTAACTCTCTGTCCGCATTGCAGAAAGGGAGTATTTACACAAGAACCAATTTATGTAGGAAGTTTAGCTTGCCGTTTATGTGTTGATTTTGCGAACATGACGGACAAATATGTTACATGTAAATTCAAAAGAAATGTTTCCAATTTATAAGAAAAAGAAGAAATCTCCTTCTGCTCCCAAAAGGAGAAAGAAGAGTAAGCCTGATTTAGTCAATAGACTAGACAAGGTGTTTGCATTGTATATTCGTCTGAGAGACTGCATGCCAAGCGGCATGGGACAATGTATCAGCTGCGGAAAGATAAAGCCGTACCGAGAACTTGATTGCGGTCATTTCTTCGGACGTTCCAACATGGCCACCCGATTTGATGAAGATAACTGCAATGCAGAATGTATCGGGTGTAACAGAGTGAAGTCAGACCATCTTATATACTACCAGGAGAATCTGATAAAGAAGATTGGTGTTTCCCGATTTTCTACCCTGCGAGAGCGTGCTCACTCCATCAAGAAATGGGATGACGATGAGTTGGAGAAAATGATTAAGTATTATACTAATGAAGTAAAGAGACTGAGTTATGAGAAAGGTATCACCGTTAATCTGTAAAAAATATAAGTCCCCAGTGTTTCACAACACCGAGGACTTGAACCAATTAAAATCCTATAAAGATTATACTTCAAAGGGATTTGTTTGCAAAGGTAATGAATTATTTTCAAATTGCCAAATAAATCCCAATAAAAAAAGCCTGCTCGCCAGCAGGCTAAAGAGAAACCCATACAATATTCTTTTACAGAATATAATGGAAAAAACTTACTGCAAAAGTACTAAAAAAAATTGAGATAGCCAAATATATATCTAAATATATTTCGGTATTTTTGAATATTTAAGTTAATTCTTTTGCATATATCAGATAAAATTCGTAATTTTGCATTAAGGAGAAACAATATAGTTATAAATAAAATATTATACAATATGGAAGAGACAGAATTTCTTAGAGATTTTGAAGGAATCAAGGACTACAGAACGTTCTTGGTAGGCTTGGACAAGCAGTTCAAGTCGGCAGGTGTGTTGTATCGTGAGTTTAAGATTTTGGAGGGGATGGCTTTTATCGCTTTAAAGATTAGCCCTTCTATCCACAATTTTATCTCTAAGCAGCAAAGTGCTGTTTACAGTAAGTTACAGACCGAAGTTGACTCCCTGGCAAATAGTATAAAGCGAGGTAAGATATGCTTCATTAAGAACGAGGACTTGAACCAATAAGATTATGAAATATAATTGCATCAGAAATAGTGATTCTCCAGAAGTAATGAGAGCAAGGGTGAAGCACGGCATAGCTGCCTACGGCATCTACGTTGCTCTTATGCAACTATTGGAGGAAGACGAGGATCATAAGCTGTCAAAGGATTATTCTATGATAGCTTATGAGATGCGTGTTGATGTTTCTGTGGTGCAATCTGTAGTTGAGGATTTCGATTTATTTGAGGTTGAGGAAGAATATTTCTATTCTAAAGAACTTTCAGACACTATCGAGCAGGCAAGAAAAGTCAGCGAAGCTAGAGCTAGGGCCGGTCGTGCAGGTGGTGCAGCAAAGGCTAGAAATTTCGTAGCAAATGCTAAGGAATCTTCTAGCAAATGCCAAGCAAATGCTAGCGAATCTCTAGCAAATGCTACAAATTCTCTGGCAAATGCTACAGATATTCTAGCAAATGCTAGCGAATCTCTAGCAAATGCTAAGCAAATGCCAGAGTCCAAAGAAAGTTCCCCAAACCCTTCAAAGAATATATATTCCGTTCCTACGGAACGGGAAGATAATATAAAATTATCTTCTCCTTCTAGCGCGCACACGAGGAAATCGAAACCGAAAGAGTTTACCATCTGCCACAAGGGACGGCAAATATTCGAGAAGTATTACCAAGAACTCTATGACTCTGCCTATTATTGGCAACCCAAGGATGCAAAGGCCATGAACTCTATCCTAAAGAAGATTTCTTTTGCTAGAAGTCACAAAACAGTGCCGCTTCCGATAGATGACGAGAGCTTGCTTAAGGCATTGGAAGAGTTTCTGCGTCGTATCGACAAGACTTGGATAATGAACAATTTTTCGGTTAACAAAATTGATTCTCAATACAACGAGATAGTATCAGAAATGAAAAATCATAGACAAAACGTAACAGACAATGGAAACAATACAAAGACAGGATGGAAAGCTCCAGACCACAAAGACATATCAGCGTATCGGTCGGGGTTTGGAGTTGCCGTTGGAAAATAGAGAAGTCAAGAACTTTCTTTACTATGCCTACAAACGAGAGGTAGAGAAAAGAAAAAGAACGTTCGTCTTCACTGACGAGCTAAAGGAAGCAATATCGAAAGTCGGGGATTTTCTTACTACAGAGACAAACTTTTACGGGCTGTTTATGCCCGGCAGTATTGGAAACGGCAAGACTACAATGTTAAAGGCTATTCGAGATTTGCTAGTTCATCTTGTGGACTCAAACAAGATTAGCTATTGCGAGGGTGACAAATATCCGCGATTCGTCAAGGCTAGAGATATGGCTTACATGATACACGAAGACATAAACGAGTTCAGAGCAATCATGAACACTAAGTTTCTCTTGATTGACGATTTGGGTGCTGAGCCAACGGAGATAGTCACTTACGGAATGCACTACAAGCCGTTTGACGAGTTGTTGGACTATCGCTATGAGCAGATGCTGCCCACGATTATCAGTTCAAACCTAACGGCCATTGATATCGGACAGAAGTACGATGACCCAAGAATTGTAGATAGAATGCACGAAATGTTTGATATTTTAAGTTTTGAGGAGGTATCGTTCAGATGAGTTTAGAACAATCACCATATCAGAATCAGCCATTAGTGAATGACCCAAAGGCTGAGCAGTATGTTATCGGAAGTCTTCTTGTTGATCCTACCGCATACACTCTAGTAAGCCAGTATCTAGATGAAGACTGTTTTTACGACCCCATGTGTAGGGATATATGGAAGGCTGTTGATAATATGGGAAAGCAAGGTATGCCGATAGATGTCATATCTGTTTCTGCCGAGCTCAGTAAGCAGAAGTCGAATGTAACAGCATTGGACTTGATGAACATTTCGGCACAGATTGCATCATCTGCACATGTAGAATATCATGCCATCAGATTGCAGGACCTTGGTAGAAGAAGAAAACTCTGGGTTGTCGGGCAGCAGCTTTCCAAGGTTGGATTGTCGGAAGAGATTCTGACCGCAGATGCCCACCAAGAGGCTATAGAGAGTATCGGAGGAGTATTTGAGAAAGCAGATGGAGTGTTCACGCTCGATGATGCAATGAATAGTCTAAACGAGATAATGGTTAAGAATGCCACCGTTGGAGGTGTCACGACAGGAACCAAGACCGGTATGGAGAGATTCGATGAAAAGGGAGGTCTGCAGAAGTCTGATTTGATTATCGTTGCCGGCGAAACTTCTCAGGGAAAGACGAGCCTCGCGCTTTGCATGACAAGACACGCCATCGAGAACGGAGCAAAGGTTGCTTTCTACTCTATGGAAATGACGAAGGAGCAGCTTACGGCACGTCTGCTTTCTGCCAAGACGAACATCCCGGCCAACAATATCCTCTATTCGGGCAGTCTGGCGCCAAGCGAGATAAGGATGATTGATGATGCTAGAGGAAAGTTACCCGGAGAGAATTTATTCTTTGATGACAAGAGCACGTCAAATATAGATTCTATTCTCCTTTCCATCCGAATGCTTAAGATGCAGAAGGACATAGACGGAGCCGTAGTAGATTACTTGCAGATTCTTAACGTAAACTCCAGGAGTACGAGTTTCAGCAGGGAGCAGGCTATGGGTGATGCCGCACGAAGATTCAAGAACCTCGCAAAGGAACTGAACATATGGATTATCGCCCTAAGTCAGTTGTCTAGAGATAGTAACTGTCCGGAGCCGAATCTGAACCGACTGCGCGATAGTGGACAGATAGGAGAAGCTGCCGATGTTGTCATCCTAGTCTATCGAGCAGAGTATTACAACAGAGCGTACCCTGCCCCATTTGATAACAAGGACGATTATCCTACTGACGGAACGGCTATGATAGACGTTGCCAAGGGACGTAATATCGGAACGTTCAAATTCTTTATGGGATTCAATAAAAATACGACAAATTTTTTCAAGACGAATTTAATCAACGAAGATGTACAGGTGCCTTTCGAAAAGCCAGAAGAAGCAGATGCACCATTCTGATAATCAGATAGTTACAAAGCACTACAATTTGGTATTTTTAACTAAAATAATCGTTAGTATATTTGCATATATCAGAAAATTTTCGTACCTTTGCATATAGATAAAAGGTAGTACTTTTGACTATTCGGAGCCTACCTTACAAGTTGAACCAATTAAAAATATAAAGATTATGAATACAAAATTAAACTCGCTTAACGAAAAGCAGAGAAAGTTGTGGGCAATAATTCGAGAGGCATTGAATTATGAAGACACGGATGAGGACTTTTATGAATTTAAGGAAGAGGCTGAAGGTCTGCTTGCTGACGATGAGGAAGATTTCTATGTTACATACAATAGTATGGATGACTTTGATGCTTCTGATGTGATAGACCTCATTAACGCATAGTAATCATTAATAATTCGAAGGCTATGGAAGAATCTTTATCAGAGTACATGCTTCGCAGATTTTGTTCTGCTTACCCAACGGTTCCAATTACGCTTTCAAAAGTCAAGGCTTATCTTGACACGGTTGATGATTGGAGAGAGTTAGATGACAGCCATTTGGCACTATTATACAATTTTAATCTTAAAAAATAGAAAGGGAATAATTATGAGAAATTCAAATTTCAATCTTATCAAGTCTTTGGGCTATGTTGTAGTGTTGATAAGTATGGCTTCGCACTCTGTACCGCACGAATATTGGCAAAACACAGAAGACGGACTTCTGTATGGTCATGTTGGTGACAGTGAAGAAGAACACAAACTTTTAATGATGGAAGGTGCTGTATGAAATATTGTATCGAAAGAATTTGCCCCACAGGTGATGTTTCCGAAGAGTTTGGAGACTACTCCGATGAAAAGGAAGCTAACAGAAACGCAGAGCTACTAAACATGGTAGATCCATTTAATAACTATAAAGTAAAGAAAGAAGCATGAAATACCAAGAGTTCAAGAAAAAGCAGCAGGATGAGTTTGGCAAGCTACCAATGAAGGCTGCATTTGGAGACAAGCAGTTTAAGGAAATGATGGCTGAATGTGGGCTTACCACAAGTAAGGAAGACCAGGAAAAGATATGTTCCATCGGTGCCGGTGCTTATTGCCTCAAAAAGGATTACCACTTATTTCTGGTATTCGGTGAGCGTTCCGTTAAGGAATCAGAGGAGTTTCTGAGCAGCGATGAGAATTTGGTGGATGCCTTGAAATATGAATTTGGCAATCATGAGTGTGGCCTTACCTTTGAGTTTGAAAATGGTATCATCGCTTTGGGATATACCGTTAAGGAGTTTCTTTCAGATGACAGAAAGAAGAAGCTTTTTGTAAAGGCACGTAAGGAATACATTAATAGTCTGGAGGGTTAATATGAATACAAAGAATTTTGGAAACGGATATGTAGGTATCAAGATCAACAGTATTTCAGAAATAATGAAATACAATGCTCTAAAAGAGCAATTTTCTATTTGGAACGAGTATGAAGGCACTTTTGATGACGATGTCGAGGTTACGGATGACGATGGAAACGTCACTGAACGAGAGCCGACAGAAAACGAGAAGATAGAGCGTTACCTGGAAGCTTTCAATAATGGAACCGTTTTATATGCAGTTTTCCAGCTGGATTGTGGACGAGTCTTTTCGGATTTAGCTACCACTTACCAAAGTAAGTACGCTATCGGGCAGCAGGTCTTCATTATGAGGGACAACAAAATTGTTTCGGGTAGAATTGTCCTTATATCTCTTTCAGACTATGAAAATGACAAAAAGCTGTATGTTGATTATCATTCTAGAGATATAGGCGAAAGAATATACAATATAGTGAGTACAAATTTGTGCCCTACAAGCTATCGAAATTATTATTCTTTCAGTGAGCGCGACCGTATAGAAAGATGTCTCAAAGCAGCACTAAATAATAATTATGTTATCCTAGATATAGACAGAAACTATGTAAGTAAAAGGCTTGGAGATATATTCTCTTCAAAAGAAGAACTTGTCAAACATTTAATGGAACAATAATTATGAACGTTATAAGAGTGACAGGAAATACAAAGAACAGAATAGATGCCATCTTTACGGGCAGCAAGTATCTGTTCTTCAGCCCAGATTTCGGATTGGTTGCTATTGCAACGAGAATATCAATGGATGAGAACTGCTCTTACTTCAATATTGAGCTGACAGAACAAATTAAACCTAAGTTGATCTACAAGGTTGTTGAAAAGGAAGAAGCTTCCATTAAACGTATCTGCCAATTCAACTGCATCAATTTAGGAGAAATGCCACAGCATACTCTTCCATACGTGATAGACTTAACATTGGAAAGGAGATAGCTATGGTTGTAAAGGAAATGGTTCAGTACAAAAGAACTGCTGATATGGAAGAACTCTATCTGATGCTCAATAATGATTCAGTCGCCTACGACCTTTGGCACGATGCTGCAGAAAAGTACGCCCTGAAGATGGTAAATGGCGAGGCGGTAATGATGGAGAATGTCGCCCATGTGATGATTGCAAGAATCATCCAGTCATGTGACAGACTGATAAACTGGCGCAGAAAGATGATTACTGATGCCCTGGATATTACCAAAGAGCAGAAGGAGATTGTCGCATGGCAGTGGTTCTACAATAGTATGATGGATTTATATACTTATTATAAAGGTAGGCAAAAGTAAGGTTTAACATAACGGGTAGTAAGGACACCCACAAGTTAGATACCTTATTCTTATCTGGCAGCCGGAAAGACGGCAGCCTACCTTCCAATAAAAATATACAATTATGAAGAATATTTATCATATACATCAGTCTTCCAATTCCTATTGGGATAGCCGTTGGACTGACACAGACTATTATCTTTGCGATAGCGAGGAAGAGTACCAGCAGAAGCTGGCAGAATATACCGAGAAGCGTAAGCAAATCGAGAAGGAGTTCAAGGAGAACCCAACGGAACTTAGCAAGAGTCGCGCACTATTCTTGCAGCTCAGCAAGGAACAGAAGGTGCATGCCAGCGAATACTACTACGGTCATGAATGGTGCGGTAAGGAGTTCGATGCTTTCGGTTTCTGTTGGAGTGAGAGGTTGGAGAGAAGCACGCATTACAAGTACTTCTTGAAGCCTGGGTCTGTAACAAATGAAAGCGTAAGTTCTGCCGTTGGCAGATTTACAGGATATGGAAGTTAAACTTAATAAGATTGGAGGTGAAACATGTAGAATTAAGTAAAATCATCGTTAATCAATGGTCGGGATTAAATAACAAACAATGTTTGATATTCTTATTTTGCGACAGCTCGGAAAGACGGCACCCGACCTTTAATTTTAAAAATAATATGGAAATAGAAGAATTAATAAAAATAGCAGAGTCTGATTCCTGGACTGTCACCGAAGAGGAATACACGAATGGGAAAGGATTGCTCTTTTCAAGACGTTCACCTGCAGATCAAGACTTCTCGATATCAACCGGACCATTTGAAAGTGCTGAAGAATTGATCAACAGCATCCACCAGCGTTACGTAGAATTTGATGCTGACAGTGAAACATATTTATGGTTAGACAACGAGGGCCATGGAAAGAACGGAGCACCATATCGCATGAGGGATGTGCTGGAAGACATGGAGGCTTGCGAGAAAATGATTTACGACTTATTTATTTGTTATCGGGACGCTTATGAAAAGAAGTGAATTATTTATGGCTTGTGCCAACGAGTATAGTTACAGATGCAATTCCGATTGCGACAACTGTCAGCTATACCTTCGTTACTTAAAAGAAAAGGAGGATTAATCATGGATGAGAACAAAGATATCATCAATGTAAAAAAGTCTAGTATAGAAGCAGACTTCCCTATCGGTCAAAAGCTTACTATCAATGGCATTAATTGTGTTGTGGCAAAACGAGGGTCTTGTCCAAATTGTATTGTATGTATTCCAAACATTCATCGCGATGACGTCGAGATAACTTGCGAAGATTTAGCTTGCCTTGCACGTGAACGTAAAGATAAAACTAGTGTTCATTTTAAAGTGGTTTAATTATGAAGGTATATCTAATTTATAAAGATGATGCCTGGCATACAAAGGGAAGCGGTGAATTGCTCAGGGTAGCCGATAACCTTCAGAAATGCTACGCAACAGCCGAGGCTAACGGAGTTTCGGAAGAGCAACTTAAAGATTTGCGCAATATCGGGCAGAGCCAATGTAGTGGTAAAAACTATGAGTTTAATATTGAAACATGGGAGGTAACATAATATGAAATATGATGTTTGCATTCAAGAAACTTTGAGTAAGACAATAACCGTAGAGGCAGAATCAAATACGGATGCTTGCTCCATGATTAGAGAAAAGGTTAAGAATGGTGAGATTGTCCTTTCTGCCGACGATTACACCGGTTGTAGAATTATAACGGCACAGAAAGCGTATGGAAGTGAAGACAACGAAGACTGAGTTCAAAGAACTGCTTAGTGTTCTAGAAAAAGCAGCAGCTTTTATTAATGAAAAATCCACAAGGCCCAAAGACTTTGATTTGGCTAGAAGATTAATAAGGTCAAAGGCTTTGCTAGCGAAAAGGAATGGCAGTCTTCAAGGAGAAAGCGGCGATAGTCATTAACGGCATCGTGTACGTAGCGGAACCAATGGATGATTGCGAGGATTGTGCGTTTTGTACGGGCTTGGCACAATGCAGCGTAGATTTCATTTGCATCTCTATGAGAGAAGCTTTCCGTAAGGGATTCAGAAACAAGCCCATCGGTTTCAAAAAATGGAAAGGTTATGAAAGGATCAGAAACATTCAAGAAGGTAATCAAGGCATATCTTGACAAGCGTGCAGCAGAGGATGAATTGTTCGCAAAGGATTACGCCAAGCCTGGCAAGAATATCGATGACTGCTGCGACTTTATTATCTCAGAGGTCAAGAAATCCGGAAGACAGGGGTTTGACGATGATGAGATTTATGGAATTGCAATTCATTATTATAATGAAGAAGAAGTTTCATTCACCAAGAATCAGAATTGCACCATTGTTACAAATCTCTCAGACCAGACCAAGGAGAATCTGGAGAAGAAGGCTGAGGAGGAATTCAAGCAAGCCAAAATCATCGAACTCCAAAAGAAGGAGTCCGCTGAGAAGGAGCGCTTGAAGAAGAAAGCCGAGGCTCAGAGAAAGAAAGATGCTGAGATTGGTCAGTTGAGTTTGTTTGATTTTTAAATATGTGAGTTATGAAGCCAAGAAATAAGACAGAACGTGAAGTTGTAAAACTCTCGGACAGAATTCCGGAGTTATCAGACAAGCAACGTGAGTGGGCCATCAAGACTTGCATCTCTGAAGATGATGCCTACAAGTATGGTGACAGATTTTCTAGAGGATGCTTCTACATTGTATGCATATTCAAGGGATGGCAGGTTCTCAGGTACTTCCAGGTAAGAGTGAAGTTCCGGTTCCACAAGATGGTTAAGGAGAAGATTTACTTCAAGGAGTGTATGCAGCAATGGTTGAAAGACGGGGAATATGTTTTTCTTGCCAAGCAGCGAACCAGCGGATATATAGAAGATGCTTTTTCAGCTTTCGGAAAGTTGGAAGTAAGAACGCATACTGTATGGAGTTTCTTGGGTGATCCTCGTGATATTGGATTCGATGGAGTATATTACGCTTCAGTCCAAGGCAAGTATAAATATGCTCTCAGAGACTTCGGGGAAAAGATTCTGTGTGACGAAATCTTCCGTTCCGTCAATGCTAACCCATACAATGAAACTCTCATGAGACGTGATATTGATATGTGGAAGGTGTGTAAGTACCATGAAGCTGTCTTCGACAGAGAAAAAATGTCTGCCGTCAAGATTGTTGTCAGACACGGAAAGGCTTCTTATATTTACGATAGCTTGTGGTGGGATATGCTCGACAGTATTATGTATCTTAAGAAAGATGTACGTAACCCTTCTATAGTTTGCCCGGAGAATCTTCGTGAGGCGCACGACAAGTGGCTAAAGGCAGCAGACAACAAGAAAAAGAAAATGGAGGACAGAATGACTAAGCTGCGTTTGATTGCGGAAGAGAAAATGCAACTCAGATATCTGGAGCAAGCTGCTAAAGCCGAAGAGGAGAATAAGAAAAAGGCAGAAGCAATGGCTAATGTATATGTTGACAGAAGAAAGCAGTTCTTTGACATTGACATAAAGGATGGCGCCATAGACATACAGGTTCTTAAGTCCGTCCAGGAGTTCTTTGAAGAGGGCAAGGAAATGGGGCACTGTGTATTTAGGAACGGTTATTACGATGTGAACAGAAAGCCGAACTGCCTCATACTTTCTGCCAAGGTAAACGGGCAGCGTATGGAGACAATCGAGGTAAACTTAGCCGATGTTACCGTTGTTCAATGCCAGGGCCACGGAAACATCAATTCCGCTTTTCACGATACCATTCTGAAGCTTATCAAAGATAATCTGTGGCAGATAGAATCTAGGCTCCCGAACAGGGCTAGTAGAACGGCGTAATTTTTAGTATTTTTGGCTAAAATTTCCGTTTGATATATTTGCATATATCGAGATTTTTTCGTACCTTTGCGTATGAGAAGAGCCTATTTTGCGGTGTTTTTGACTATCCAAGCCGCATATATGCACAATTTTATGTTAAAATATAGTTAATTTTAGATTTTAGGTATTTAATCATTAAATATTTTATTAAATTTGCAGCGATGGAATACGATTACAGTAAGCTCAGAGAGTTCATCAAGCGTTGTAAGTGGCAATGGGCCACTTCAATGATAGACGTTCCTCATGAGTACATTCACAGAGACAAGTGCGCATTGACAAACGACGAGTTCTATTACTTCGTCAGCGCACAGCGAGACAATGGAGTCCATGAAAGATGGGGAAAGTATAATTTCCCTTACCTTTACATTGACGGTTACAAGTATTGGACGATGGGTGACCCATTCGAGACTACTTGGATTTTGAACAGACAGAAGGTTTTCAACGAGTTCGACTTCCTGGAGTGGCCGGTACCGAGAATCTATTCGAATCAGGAAATGGACGTGATGGCAAAATCTATCATGTTCACGTTCAAGGACAGAAGATTTTTCGAGGCAGGCATCGGAAACGGAGACTTCGTCGCCTACACCAAGATAAAGCCGGAGATGTATTATGGAGTTGATTCTAGCAAGAAAGCAATCAAGCAGTTCAGGGAGAAGACCTCTGGTTTTTTCCGAAGATGTTCTACTATTTCTTTTGAGGAGGCGATAAAGAAATGGATGTCGGCAGACAGCGTTGTGGTTGCTCTTTTCGGTACCGCTTCCTACTTCATGCCTCAGTATCTCCGCAAACTGGGCGAGAGTGGTTTGGATTATTGCCTTATGTTCTACAAGGATGACTACACCCCTGCAGAGTTCGAGGAAATGCACCATTTCACCTATGACAGAATGCAGTTGAAATCGATGTTCCCGAATTGTAACATATACAATCACAAGAATTTCGTAACCATTTCAAGTAAAAAAATCACCTGGCAACAGGCAACAGTAGAAAATGAATTATTCCCAGTATGATAAAATAGCAAGTAAGTACGACACTTTGTTTCGTGATGAAATGAGTCTCGTTGAGAACCGTGAGGTGGGGCAAATGCTCCCACCTCTCAGCGGTTCAATCCTAGACATCGGATGTGGTACCGGCTTGCTGACAGAGATTGCAGAAATCGACCCACAGGAATATCTAGGAATTGATCCTAGTAAAGGAATGTTGGAGCAGTTCACTAACAAATACCCAGCCTATAAGGATAGGGTTGTATGTGAGCCTTTCGACGGAAAGAGTTTAAATTGCAGGAATTTCAACAATATCGTAGCATTGTTCGGTTCCCCATCTTATCTTTCCCGGTACGCTGTTCTTGCTATATCACAGTGTAAGGCTCGTAAGTTCTTGATGTTCTACAAGGAGAAGTATCATCCGGTCACTTACGAGAAATGCGATGTAGAGTTCAGACATTTCTATTATTCTAAGAAGGTTCTGTGCAGTCTTTTTGGTGAAGAAAACGTATCAGAGTATCACAATTATTTAATAGTAAATTGCGTATGACATCACAGAAAGGTTTACGTTATGATGGCAGTATTGACAAATACCCCATCACAGAAGGCGAGATTTACAGTTTAGGCAATGGTAGCAAGATTACCATTGCCGATATTACTTTGGGGCTTCCGGAGTTTTCAAAGAATGCCGATTGTGTATTCATCGACCCGGCAGGAAGTAAAGGTGTCCTCAAAGCGTATTATACCAAGGCGGAGAAGCAATGCCCGGTTGATAATTTTGACGAGTTCGTTGCCCACATCAAGAGGTGCATCGAGCAGATTAATCCGGACAGACTATTCGTCGAGTGCTTCTACAGAAATAAGAAACAGTTGGTTCCTATGGTAGAATCGCTGTTCCCTCATGTAAAAATCTACGAGAACACCTATTATCATAAGCCAGATTGCAAGTGCTGGATTATCCAAGGCACCAAGCAGGCAGAAGACTGGGGACTCCAGGGAATGGATGAATGGGATGCGGTGTTCAAGATTTGTAAGGATGTTCCGTTCAGCTATATCACAGACTTCTTCATGGGCCAAGGACTTGTTGCCCAAGCAGCCTATGCCGCAGGTAAGGTGTTCTATGGTAGCGATATGAACAGAAACCGTTTGGCAGTAGCCATCAGCAAGGTTGCCAAGCGAGGTGGAGAATGGACAGTTACTAAATAATTACGCATATGATTAAACTCTCTCAGATTATCATCCTCAATGTTCCGAAGCGAGAACGTGAGGGCAAATACCTTAAGAAGTTGATAGAGACCAGCACGAAGCCTTATGGTATTCCTGTCAGTATCTCTATGGACCGAGGTAAGGGTCTTTGGGACAATTATTCCCAAGCGTTGACGCAAGAGGTAGCGGAAGGAACCCATCGCATGATTATCCACGATGACATTACCTTTGACCGCAACATTCTTGCCAAGATTTTACATATTCTCTCTTTTGCTCCCGAAAACAATGTTATCAGTTTCTATAATCCAACAAATGGTGACTATACTGATTGTTACGCAAAGGGCAAGCACGTTATTTCTACAAAGACTAATTTCTGGCTACAGGCTAGCGTATATCCAAATGACCTAGCCAAGGACTTTGTTGAAACTTCAAACAAGATGACGGATGATCAGACACGTTATGATGATTCGCGCCTTAAGGCATACCTTCAGGCAAAGGGTATCGACCTTTACGCTATCGTTCCCGGTCTGGTTCAGCATTTCGGAGCATACAGAAGCACGTTCAACAATCCAGGCGCCGTAGGTGGCATTCCTCGAAACAGCAAGACCTACGACAACCAGTTTGATGTAGAGTCTGTAGATTGGGAGAGTGAGTTCAAAAATCCTTATTTGGCTAAGTCAAGCAAGGATTGGGTTAAGGAAATCGTAAACAAGGAATTTCTCGATGAATACAAAAAACTCTAAGGAAAATCTAGCCTTGAAATTGGCGAAGGACAATATCGAGGTTGAGCAGGTGAAGCCGCTGCATATTGAATACGTCAAGGTTGATGACATTTATCCGAATGACTATAACCCTAACACGCATGATGCAGACAGCTTCGACCTTCTCATCAAATCGTTGCTCTATTTCGGATTTACTCAGCCTATCGTTGTCAACCGCTCGACGATGCAGATTGTGGACGGAGAGAACAGATACCGCGCCGCCTGCGTCATCGGATATGAGATGGTTCCTGTATGCTTTGTTGATTTCGACGAAGAGAAGTTGAGATATGCAACAATCATGCACAATGCCGCTCGCGGCCACAACAATAATGAAATGATGGGTAGGCTTAAGAATTACCTTGACACCCATTTCAGTAATTCCAGCGACAAGGTATTATTAAACAATAGAAAGAAATGATATTTTACAGTGACAAAAACGTTTATGAGGCAGCTCTTGAAAGATTCAGATACATCTTTCGGGAGTTTTATGGTAAGCGTAAGATTGTCGTGACGATGTCGGGAGGAAAGGACTCTACCGTGGTTCTCAACCTTGCGCACGAGGTTATGAAGGAGATGGGAATTGAAAAGATTCCAGTCCTCTTCCTAGACCAAGAGGCAGAGACTCCAATGACTATCGAGTACATACGATACATCATGCACTTGCCGTGGGTTGAGCCATATTGGATTCAGTCATACTTCCAGGAATGGAATGCCTCAAAGGGAGAATGGTTCAATGTATGGGGGCCTGGAGAAAAATGGATTCGTGAGAAGGAACCAGATTCTTATGGTGATTTGGAGATTCCGCACAATCAGTATTTCTCCAAGACCCTCGATCAGGTACACAGAATGCTCTTCGGCAAAGACTACCTAACTTTAGGTGGTGTCCGTATCGAGGAGTCGCCGGCACGATTGTCGGGTCTTACTAGAGGCGAGTGCCTTCCAGGTATTACATGGGGAGGTGGTGGCGGATATTATAAAGACGGCACACCGAGAAGTCTGGTACTCTACCCTATTTGGGATTGGAAGGTTTATGATGTATGGTATTACATCTTCAGCAACAAGCTTCCGTACTGCAAGCTCTACAACTATCAGTTCACGCAGAAGCCGCTGAGAGCGTGCCGAGTTAGTTCCCTCATTCATGAGCAGGCTATCCACGACTTAGGTTTCATTAAGGAAGTGGATCCATGGTTCTACGACAAGCTGGTGCGAAGAGTGGCAAACGTCAATACATCTGTACACGTCTTTAACGAAGTGGCAACATACTGCTACAACTTGCCACCTTATTTCAAGGATTGGGATGAATATGTTGATTATCTCGCAGACAATCTTTGTGAAGACAAGAAGAATGCGGAGACTATCAAGAAAGGCTACCGTTCCGCCAAGAAGAGAAATGTAGCTAAAGCCGGTCATTGCCAGGAGTGCATTGATTACGTAATACATCAGATTGGTTATACCAGCGCTGTCTGCGTCATTGCGGAAGATTTCGGAATGAAGCGCATTCAGAGCGTAGAGCGTTCTTTGCGTCAGTATTTGAGCGACAATTATGTTAAAATAGAAAAAGCTAATAAGGAATATGAATCTTCAAGAGAACATCAAGAAGGAGTTTGATGCTGCCAAGGATAAGGTGCAGTTTTTGAACGACCTTAGAAAGTATATCAGTTCCTTATCTCCAGAGAAAGTCAACCCTGTAGATTGCGTGCTTTGGGTTGACAAGGATATGGTTGTAGCCAACAACTACAACCCTAACCATGTGGCAGATAAGGAAATGCGTCTTCTCTATACATCCGTAAGGGAAGACGGTTACACAATGCCTATCGTTACCATTTGGGACGAGAAGCTGCAGAAGTATGTAATCATCGACGGTTTCCACAGAAACCTCGTTATTCGCAAGTTTGCGGACATCAATGAGCGATGTGGTGGAAAGCTACCTATCGTAGTTCTAGACAAGGACATCGACCAGCGTATGGCATCAACCGTAAGACACAATCGTGCCCGTGGAAGTCACTCTGTCGATGGAATGGTAAACATCGTTTTCAATATGCTCAGAGATGGTGTGTCTGAGCGTGAGATTTGCGAAAAGGTAGGTCTGGAGCAGAAAGAGCTTGTAAAACTTAAGTATGTTACCGGTTTCGCCAAGATTTTCAAGAACTATAAGTATAATGCGGCTATCGAAAAGGTTGTCGACGAGAGACGCGTAGCAAGAGAGACAGCCAAGAAGAAGGAGGATAAGAAATGAAAGTAAAGTCAGTTAAGCTCAGTGAAATCTTTCCTTACTATGACAACCCTCGTGACAACACGAATGCGGTTGAGCCTACGAAGGAGAGTATCAAGCGTTTTGGATTCGTTAAGCCTATCCTCGTTGATAAGGCAGGTGTAATCATTGCCGGTCACACAAGATACGTGGCCGCTTACCAGTTGGGCATGGAGTTCGTTCCTGTCGTTTACTCGGATATGGACGACGAAATGGCAAAGAAGTACCGCATCCTCGATAACAAGCTGGCAGAGAAGTCTTCTTTTGATGAAGACCAGCTTTTGGAGGAATTGCGCAACATGGAGGTTCCTACCGATATGCAGGCATTCTTCTTTGAGGATATCAACCAGATGCTCAACTTCTCCCTCGACAGCATCAACCAGCAGGCAGAAGAGTATGGTGGCTTCCAGGATGACTATTCTCAGGTTGATGAGGAGAACTTCGAGGCTCCATCCAATGAAGAGGCTGGCGAAAGTGAGGAAGCTCCTTCAGATGAGGAGGAGGAAGACCCTGCCAAGGATTTGTTCGTTCTCAAAGAGCGCGAGGACGGTTCACATTATATGAAGGTCGTTTGCCCATATTGCGGAAATATGGAAACAATAGAAATTGAGGATTAACAGGTATGGAAGAGATTAAGATTAATGACAAGGTAATTGAGTTACCTATTGACAGTATCGTGCCTCATGACGGTTCGCACAAGACCGACGAGACGGCAGTACAGGCAATCATGCAGTCCATCAAGGATTTCGGCATCACTCAGCCTATTTCCGTTGACAAGAACAACGTGATTGTAACCGGTAACGGTGTGTATAAGGCTGCTAAGGCATTGGGAATGGATAAGGTTCCCTGCATCCGTGTTGACTATCTGACTGATGAGCAGATTAAGCAGTATAGAATCGCTGATGACAAGACGTCCGAGTTTGCCACTTGGAACGAGAAGAAGCTTCGCAAGGAGCTCTCCTATCTCGGTGATCCTAACAGCATTCAGTTTGCTTTCGATGAGAGCATTGCCGGTATGCTTGGACTCAACGCTAAGCCAAAGGAACAGAAGCCTGCGGCCGCACCTTCAAAGGCTGAGACTAACCATACGGCTAAGAAGGTCGTAACGGAAGCCCAGAAGGACCAGAAGTTCAAGGAGGAAATGAAGGGCGTTGAGGAGAATATCCAGGTCAAGCCTTCAGAGTATTATGAGTATAATTGTTCCGCTTGCGGTAAACTAGTAAAAGTTAAGAAGCCATGACAGATGAATCATCACAGCCGAAAGTAAAGTCTTTCGTACATAGAATCCCAAATCCTGTTGGAAGACCATACAAGATTAAGTCTTCTCAGGAATTATGGGATAAGTTTGTAGCTTACTGTGATGATGTTGAAAATGACCCTTGGCAGCAAAAGACTGGTAGCAATTCCATTGCAGGCGGCAGCGGCAAATCCACAAATTCCATGAGACAAGAGGTAAGGGTTTTCAGAAGAGCCTATACTCTTGTCGGATTTTGTGCTTTCTGTGGCATCGTTCAGAAATGGGCGGATTTCAAGAGAGGTAATCTTAAGAGACCAGGCTTTGAGCAGGTGATAACACAGATTGAGAATGTCGTGATGGCCCAGCAGATTGATGGTGCCATGCTTCATCAGTTTGATTCCAGCATTGTTGCAAGGCTCAACGGATTGGCAGATAAGCATATTCAAGAAGTAACCGGCAAGGATGGCGAGGAATTCAAATTTCCTAAGCTGTCCTTGGATGATATTAAAGAATTACAGAAGATAAATGGACTTTGAGAAACAACGTTTTCTTCATAAGCAGTTAGTGGCATCGTCCCTGCTGCAATTCACTACTAAGATGTTCGCCTATACTGCTCGACGTGAGTATGTAATAGGCGAACATCACAGGATTATATGTGATGCGCTCATGGATGTTATAAGAGGAAAGACGAATAAGCTGATTATCAACATCAGCCCTCGTTACGGAAAGACCCTCTTGTGTTCACAGATGTTTATCGCATATGGTCTTGCGCTGAACCCTGCTTCAAAGTTTCTTCATATATCTTATTCCGGAAGTCTCGTCCAGGACAATTCTATGGCAGTCAAGGACACGATAACTTCTACATATTTTCAAACACTATTTCCGAATGTCAAAATCAGAAAGAACGATAACACAAGATCAAAATGGAGCACAACGGCAGGTGGTGGTGAGTATGCTACATCTACCTTGGGTCAGATCACAGGTTTTGGTGCAGGTCAGCCAGACTGGACCGAAGAAGACATAAAGAACATGGATAAGTTTATGGCTACGTTCAACCCCGGTCACTTTTCGGGAGCCATAGTTATCGATGACCCTTTACGACCGGACGATGCTTTGTCCGATAACGTCAGAGAGTCTATCAACAGACGTTTCGAGACAACCATCCGTAACCGTGTAAACTCACGTCATACGCCAATTATCATCGTCATGCAGAGGTTGCACGAGCACGACTTGTGCGGTTACCTTCAAGAGATTGAGCCAAATGAGTGGAAGGTTGTTTCCCTCCCGGTAATACAGACAGACGAGGACGGAAAGGAGCGAGCCTTGTGGCCGTGGAAGCATACGCTGGAGGAGCTGTATAAAATCAAGCATGCCAGCGAGTTCGTATTTGAGACACAGTACATGCAGAACCCAACCCCTATGGAAGGTCTTATGTACCATGCCTTCAGAACATACGATGAGCTGCCGGACAGAAGGTATGCAAGAATGATTGGCAACTACACCGACTCGGCAGATACCGGTTTCGACTTCCTTTGCTCTATATGCTTCGATGCACACGATGACGGCTACTATGTTACCGATGTTCTATACACCAAGCGACCGATGGAATACACGGAACCAGCGCAAGCCAATATGGTTAAGCGCAATCAGACAGACGTGTGTTTCGTTGAAAGTAACAATGGTGGCCGCTCTTATGCCCGCAATGTCGAGCGCATAACAAGGGAACACGGAAACAGAATCACCCAGTTCGTAACGTTCACGCAATCGAAGAACAAACAGATTAGAATCTTCACTCGCTCCAGCGAGGTAAACAATAAACTAGTTTTCCCTTCTAATTGGGAACAGTTGTGGCCGGAGTTCGCCCACGATATGAAATCCTACAGAAAGGAAGGATATAACGCTCACGATGATGCGCCGGACGCTTGTACGGGCATCATAGAGAAGTGCGAGGAGTGGCTTAACAATGCTACCGATGCACAGCTCAGACGTGGCGGTTTCTTGTAATTTTCTTTTTACTATGTCAACTAGGCGTTTGCTCGCGAGAGTAGGCGCCTTAACTATTTGAATATCAGCGCATTGTAATTTAGTATTTTTAACTAAAATAATCGTTGGTAAATTTGCATATATCAGAGAATTTTCGTACCTTTGCATATAGATAAAAGGTAGTACTTTTGACTATTCAGAGCCTACCTTGCAAGTTGAACCAATTAAAATTATAAAGATTATGAAGAATTTAGTTTATGCTCGCTTCGAGAGAATGACAGTTAATGAAGTTTCAGAGCTTATGAGTATAGCATCAGGAAAGATGGCAATCAAGATAGCTTCAGTTGCTCCTACATTGTTCCGAGTTTCAGCATATGGCATCTTTGATGGAGATGCAGAGGACTGGGGCTTCGAGAGTGCAGATTGCGGATTGTTCCAGGGAGAAGAGGAGTTCGAGGCAACCAAGAAGTTGTACGAGACCACCATCGCTTAATATAGGAGGAGGAACTGCTATGAGTGGTCTTTTTGAAACAAAGCTTCTCAAATACAAGAAGCACATCATCCAGGTTTTTGAGGATATGTTCGGTCAGAGATACGTCTATATCGATGGTCAGACACAGACTTATTCTATTAACAACGCAAAGAGAATGATTAGCCTATGTTGTCAACAGTAATATTCACGGATGGCGCCCAGAAGAATGTGGAGCCATCCAACGGAACGGATTTCTCATTGGAGGAGTTGAGAGGATTTGTTGGTGGACACATCGAGTTGGTCCGACTCAGCAAGTCGCAGGTAATGGTAGTTAATGAGGAAGGCAAGGTTTACGACCTTCCTCAGAACGAGAACGCCACGATGCTTGTGAATATTGCAGGTATTAGAGACGTAATAGTAGGTAATGTATTAGTTTGTGACATTAATAAAATAAAGTAATATGGATAAGAATGATTTGATGAAATACCTCGTAGAAGAGGCAGAGTATAGTGAGAGTGAAGTAGCTGAAATGACTAACACGGAGTTGCTGGATCATTGGCTGGAGTATAACGGAATTTGCGGTTACACAGAGGACATCAAAGACGTTATTGAGGCTGCTTTTAATGTAGATTTGGAGGACTAGCAATGTACAAAGAGAATATAGGAACAGACAGATATGGGCGCACGATGTGCCTATATCACTCCTGCAACACTGTCTATTGCGACCACGTCAAGAACGATAAGGTTGTCAGGACAAGTCAGATTAAGGTAGATAATGACATCATCTTAATGTTCAGTGCTTCGCATACGAGCGGAGCCTACATTTACGATGAGATTCACAGAAGATACGGGAAATGGCTATGAAAAAGATTATCACCATTGAAGTAGAAAGCTCTAGTGTAGAGTGCTACAGTAGCTTCTATACGGACCTGGAGTCTTTCGTCACGCACAGAGTGAATGGTACTCCATTGAGAATTAAAATAACCTCAGATATTAAGTAGCGTATGAAACCAATGTTAGCAACAAGATATTATCCGTCACAGACGAAGTTTCCTTGCTTCGCCCAGCCTAAGTATGACGGAGTTCGCTGCATCCTTCATGAAGGAGAAGGTGGCGAGGTTCACCTCACATCGAGAGGCGGTAAGGAATATGATGTTCCTCAGATTAAGGCTTGGGGAGAGAAACACCGCGGTATGCTTCCTTTGGATGGGGAGATATACAACCACCAGGAATTGACCTTCCAGCAGATATGCTCTGCTGTCAAGTGCCGTTCTTCTATGACTGACAAGCTACGTATGGTTATCTACGATGCACAGATTCCGGGAAGCTTTTCTGCCAGATGGAAAGTTCTGCAGGAGGAGTTTGCTTCCATTGATCCAAATGGACCGGTGTACCTTACGCAGACTTTCGTTGCCCATTCAGAGAAGGACATCAAGCGATGGCACAAGATATTCGTTTCCACCGGTTACGAGGGTGCCATTATCAGAAATGCAGATGGAACCTATACCGAGGGCAGAAGCAATGACCTTATGAAGCTGAAATCGTTCGACACGACGGAGTTCAAGGTGGTCGATGTTTTGGAAGCGGAGGGCAATGATGCAGGTACCGCGATATTCAAACTGAAGTGTGGAGAGTACGAGTTCTGTGCCCGTCCGATAGGTTCAAGGTCACTCAGAGCCCAATATTTAGCCGATAAGGACGAGTTGATAGGTATGGCGGCGACTGTTCAGCATCAAGGTTATTCTGACGCTGGAGTGCCGAGATTCCCAGTATTGTTGAACATTAGGGATTACGAATAATGGCAGCATTAAATATTAACGAGTATTACGGATGCTTCTCTTGCGAGGCTGCTGACGAGCACGGAAATGGTTGCAGGCACGGTCTGCTGTTCCCGGTACTGCTTGTGATGGGAAACAAGAGAAGCTGCCCAAACTATAAATTCAAGAAGAAATAACTATGGAGTTAGAGGTTAAGCTAAAAAGAAAGTATGAGTCTAAGACAGAAACTTTCGTCCTGATTAATTACAAAAGAGACTTGCGAAGATGTGTCAACATAACTTATCCAAGAGATTGGGATTGTGAAAAGCTTGATGTGTTCATTCAGAACTTTCACGACGTGAACGTTAGAAAGCCTTTATATGTGTCGGAATGGAGTTCTTTGCTTATGAAAAACAGACTGGAGGAAATTAAGAAACTAGGCTATCGTGTTATTGCTATAAATCAGTTACATGGCTACATAGTAAGAAAGGATGGAAAGTTTCTATCCTATCAGCTTGCAAAATATACATCAGAGGGAGGAATAAGTCTCACATATCAATACGTGCCATCTCGAACACATGGAAGTGGTGCTATACAAGGTGGTGAGAGTGGCTATAATTTTGGATTCACCGAGTTTAGTAAAGAAATGCTGAACGATATGATGGACCACCCGAAGCTTTACGGTAAGGTCGAGCACTACAAAGACTTCAATGAGTACCGCCAGCTGAATGCAGGGCGAGAAAAGTCACTCAAAAAAATAATCTGATTTTTTTTGGTTCAACACAATAAAGTACCATATGATGCGTTATTAATCTGATAGACGGATTATTAACTAAAGCTTAGCTACCGGCATGACGGGCGCATCATATGGGAAATAGAAAATTTGTTCCACAGGTAGGAAACCATCTTGGAACTATCTCGAACATTTTAGCTGTTGTTTCATTTATAGCCATAATAGTTTCAATTATAACTTGGATAAACGCCTTGAATACTTCTGGCGGTTATGGATATGAAAGTTCAAGTATTAGTGGTATACAAGCATTTAGCTACGTTATTGACTCATTGCTTTGCTTGGTAGGTTCTTTTGTTCTCAGAGGATTCTCGTTTATCGTGAAAGCAGCTGTACGCTATCTTGATGAGAAAGGTGAGTTTGATGAAAAGTAGAATGTAATTGTTATGTCATCAAAGCTTATAGTAGATCAAAAGAACGTAAAGTATCTTTTTCAAGATAAAAAAGCGACGTTCTTGATTCCTGATTATCAGCGTCCGTATGCTTGGGGAGAAGACGAATGTAAGGTCTTATGGGAAGACTTATTTTCCTTTTCATTCCCAAATAACAACTGCGACAGCTTCGATTCTTCAGAGAGTTACTTTCTCGGTCCTATAGTAACATTCCGCAATGACGAAGGGAAACTTGAAATCATTGATGGTCAGCAGCGTCTTACGACCTTGCTTCTCTTACTGCGAGCTTTCTACAATCGCCTGGAGCACATGAAAGACAATCGTTCAATCAAGATGCGAGAGGACATAGAAAAGTGCATTTGGAGAGCAAATGAGTTCGGAGAGTATGATCCAAACGACTTGAAGATAAATTCGGAGGTTGCAACTGATAACGACAAGGAAGAGTTTATGGATATACTCCGGAAAGGAACATCAGAAGGAAAAAGTCGGTATGCGACCAACTTCAGATACTTTCAAGACAAGATAGGAAAATTCATTGAAGAATATCCTTCTTTCTTTGCACTATATCCAGCTCGCATACTCAACAACTGCGTACTACTTCCGATAGAGGCAGAATCGCAAGATACTGCTCTTAGGATATTCTCGACGCTTAATGATAGAGGTAAGCCATTGTCTGACTCAGACATTTTCAAGGCACAACTCTATAAGTTCTACTCATCCATCGGAAAGAAGGAAGAGTTTATCACTACATGGAAAGAGCTTGACGAACTCGTTACCAAAATATTCCACCCATATCGTGGAACACCTTTGGATGAGTTGTTTACACGCTATATGTACTACGAGAGAGCTTTGCTGACTAATCGTAGTTCTATGACAGAAGGACTTCGTAAGTTCTATGAGAAAGATGGATATGTCCTACTTCGACGAGAGCAGACTTTAGAGAATCTTGTCTTGCTAGCCGACTTCTGGAAAGATGTATATTCTCAGAACGAAGACCGTTTTTCCGTGGATGTACTAAAGCGCTTGTTTGTATTGAATTATGCGCCTAACAGCTTATGGACTTATATTGTATCGGTATATTTCATGCACTATAAGAATGCTGAGAATATGCTAGACAATGAGAAGTTCTATCTGTTCTTGAATCGTTTGATAGGCTTTATCTGGGCATACGCTATCAGTAACCCAGGAATAACGGCCTTGCGAGCACCAGTATTCAATGAGATGGTGAATATCATAGAGAATAAAGAGATTGCTTTCGAGAACTATCTATTCCAAGAGGAATTGTTCCGTTCGCAATTCACCAACTTCAGTTTTTCAAACACTCGTGCGATTACGAAGTCGATGATTATGTGGTGGGCATTCTCTTTCGATAGTCAGGAATTGCTTCCTCTTGACGCAACATATGATATTGAACACATCTTCCCAAGGAACAGACAAGTCAAGGAAGGTGGATTGTCGAGTGACGAGGTTCTTGAAATGTTGGGAAACAAATCGGTATTGGAGCGAAGAGTTAATATTCGGGCATCCGATTACAGATTTGCTGACAAGATTAAGTATTATAATGGTGAGTTCAAATCCACAGGTGAGAGGATTGGAACTAAGATACACGAATTACGAATGCTGTCACAGACGTTGACAGATTTTACAGAAACGGATATTAGAGAGCGCACGTCAAGAATGCTTGATAAGTTTATCGCTTATCTCAAATCTAACTCTCTGATTTCCAACAGACAGAACTTGTAATTCAAACCTGGGATTTAATCTTAGTCTTCGAGACTTACAAGGTATCAAATAAACCAGCGAGGGCTTGAATCAATTAAATTTCGAAAAAGATTTGGATTTTCCAAAATAAAATATTACCTTTGCAGCGGTAAAGGAGAAAGATAAATAGGGATTGGATAGACCTCTCACACGTCGGTCTTCGGATGCAGACTTCGGGAGGGTTTCCAATCCCTTGTTTTTTAGTTTAGTAATCTCATAGTATAAAGGATATTTTCACTTGTAAGTTTAACCTTACATTCTATTCGTTTTCCTTGATAAGTAGCATGGAATACTTTGAACTGAAAATCATGATGGTTACCTTCCTCAATCCTGTCAAATGTTGCTGTAGGAAACCATTCGTTTACATCGGCTGCAATTTGTATTGTTTCGCTAAGTCTTCTATTTCTAATATTCTTTGCCATCGTTTCAGAAAAGAAATTTCGTCCTACCACAAATTCCTCATTATTATTATTGAGATAAAGTCTTCTAGCCGTTTGACCGTCTGGTAGCTCTACCTCTCTAAATTTTGTTTGCATTGTCTCATTAATGAATTCTCGAAGTCTTGCCCTTACCTCTGGTGAGTTCTGTGCAGCTATTCGAACTTGCCTTTGTGACCTTTCAGAGCGAACGTATTGGGTGATATAGGATGATTGCTTCACCTTATCTTTATTATCATTTACCCAATTTGTGAAGTTCTTAGGCATAGCATTGCTTGGTTGTTTACCGCTCCAATACTCCTTTTCACTCATTATTACCGGGATGGCATAGCACATACAATTCACGTGCCAACCAACCCAAGGAAAATAACTCGGATAGACACCTGCAAGCAAATCACACATATCGTGCTTATGACTTGGGTTGTTGGTTGTCTTTATCTCCTTGCCTTTAATGTAGTCCATCCTAGCCCATCTTTCCTGCTCGGCAGAACGGTAGGCCATGTTTATCTCGTTACGTGCCAGACGCACGCTTCTGTACTCGCAGTTCTGAATGGTTATGGCTTTGCCGTATTTATTCTTATAGGCTTTGGCAAGTGATGGATAATCATTAAGGTATTTGCTGACCTTCTTGCTGAGTTTAACAGCACTCATACCCTTCTCTATGCCGACAGACAGAGATTTCTCCAGAGCCTCCTTTACATCAGCTCTCTGGTTCCATATTCTTTCTGAAAGACCGAGACCTTTAATCTTTCTCTCTATGAAAGCCTTCTTTGCCGCGTTGTTGTGCTCAAAGTAAGCTTTCTGCTTTGCGTCCGCTATCTTCCTAGTAAAGGTACCGATTACCCTTTTGGCAAGTAGGTCCTGCAGCGTGTTACTGTTCTTCCATTCGTCCGATATTCCATCATAGACCAATGCCTGCATATTGTTTGAATAGTAATCCAGCAAGGCATTCACCTTTCTTTCTGTTCTAGGGTAATCATCAAAAGAGAACTCGCCATCCCCATCGAAGTCGGTGGAGGTGGCGATTTTAGCGGACTCCTTGGCAAGAGTCTCATAGATGGAAATGATTTTCCTGGTATAAGCGTTCAGTCTCTTGCCAAGGTCTTTATATGCCTTTTTCTGATTAGGCAGTTTTGGCTTTTTCATACAATTTCATTTTAAAGTGTTTGCAGCAATCCCAGTTGAGAAGAACGCTCCATTCTTGATATGGGCATTTGGCTAGGATAGGCTGACCTTTAAGGCTCATACTATGAAAGTCAGTAGCATGAGCACATTCACGGCAAAAGTGCAGTTTCTCTTCTTCCTTCTTCTTTCTCATGGCTATTCCTCCGAGAATAAGTTAGGCATAGAAGCTGCTGTTCTTGTTGCCTCTACTTCCTCTTCTCCTTGAATCTCGTTGAAAGTCTTGTCAGGATCATCGGAAAGACCGGCACGCTGAATAGATTCCTTCTGGCTGACGAGAGGCTTATTGCCGTTAGCCTTAAGCCATTTGTCAATCTGGGTATTCTCATCCTCCTGGATGAATGGAGTGATGATGTGCTCTACAGTAATCTCATCCATTCTAGCTGCCCACTTCGTGTTCATCTTGGAAAGGAACGCCTTTATGACGTTGGCCTCTCTCTCGAAGCCTTCAATCCAGGCACCAGTCTCCTCTCCTATCTTAAGATGGGCATCCATGAGGAGTGTCTTTCTCGAATCGTAGCCAATATTGCCAAGGCTCTTCATGTTCTCGAAACTGATGTCCGGCATCTGAGACTGCATGAAGAAAAGCTTGACGAGAGTGTCAACGTGATACTTAAGAGCCTCGATAGCCTGCTGCCAAGACACGTAGCTAACATCGCCGTCTTCGCTGACTCTATACACCCTCTTGCTCTCTCCCTTTCGCTCCATTCCAACGATGGCACCGGCTATCTTCAAGACAGGAGCGGAATTGTATGCCACAACATCGCTGTTTCGGGAAATGGTGTACTCGATATTCTCACGGATAGGTTTCAATCCTTCCCAGCATGGCTTGTGTCGGTACCAGAACACGGCTGGAATCTTGTCGATAGAAATCTCATTATCATCCACCAAATTCCATCCGGACTCTTCATCGTCTGAAGACAGGTCCCACTTGTAATGATGGTCTGCGGTATAGGTCTCGAAGAAGGTGTGCTCTGTGTCAGTAACCTTACGCTTATACTCGAATGACAGAGCAAGCAAGTCATCATACTCATCAAAGTAAGGATAGATGTCAACTCCGTCCATTGGAGAGAATGTCTTACATTTTAGTTTGTACTGACTGTCGAAGCCGTAGAGCTTGTTAGGCTTCTTCTGCGTGTACCAAAGTGTGAACATCTGGCAAGAGGCGTAATAGCACTTTGCTCTGTGCATGTTCACGGCATCAATGTGTGCACAGGTGTAGATTTTCTCGATTGCACGCACAATCGTCTTCAGTTCCTCGTCAGCCTGATCATACGTATATACACGCTTGACCGGTATAGCCATTGTGAACTCAGAGATTCTTCGTGTAAGAAGCTTCTCCAATCCGACAGGCAATCTAGCAGCCTTTTCTACAATTCCGTCATCAAGCGTTCTGTCTTGTCTGCCTACGTGGTCGTTTACGATTTCATGGAGCATAGGCTCATACTCAGATAACAGGGTACTCCAAAGTGGAATATCCAACACGCGTTGTTTCAGCTCTCCTATGATGCTGCCAACGTCATTTCTTTTAAAAAGTTCATTAAAATCTATCATAATCTTCGAAGTTTTGATTTGGCAAAATTACGGATATATTCGCATATATTTAATGGTTTTAGTATTTTTAACTAAAATAATCATTAGTATATTTGCATATATCAGAAAATTTTCGTACCTTTGCATATAGATAAAAGGTAGTACTTTTGACTATTCAGAGCCTACCTTACAAGTTGAACCAATTAAAATTATAAAGATTATGAAGAATTCAGTCGAGACAAAGAAGGAAGAGGTTAGAAAGAACATTAAGAATGCGTTCGAGTCAGCCACAAAGAAAATCAGAGACATTATTTCTGTTTGTCCTGATTGGGAGGTAGAGGGTATTGACGTAGGCTACAAGTCACTTATCGCTCATTTGAATTTGAAAGGAGTAGGAAGAGACATGATGGTGATTCGCTACCAAGCAAAGGTAGGTAACTTCCAGGAAGAGTCATTTAACACCAATGTAGCAAGCTTCGGCAGCTTTGATCTTCTGGAAACAAACGAAAACCTTAAGTACTACACTGCGGTTGGCGACATCCTCAATCATAAAGACATGCTTTCGCTTTTGAAAGAGACAATGGTTTTCTTTGCAAATAAAATTGCAGAGCTACGTAAGGAGTACGATAAGTTAGATAAGGAGGATTAGTTATGACAAAGCAAGAAGAAATCGATATTCTACAGTCCTTGAAAGGCGATACCTATTTCGCTCAGTTCTTCGGTAGCAAGGACATTGACCAGATGTGTCAGAACATCAATAACGACTTTGCCATTGAGGGCGGATGCGGATTTAGTCAGAAAGCAGAAACTTTAGAGCGAATTAACGCAGACCTCAAAAAGGAGTTTCAGCAGAAAATCCATGATTTGGGAATGGAGCTTATCAAGATTCTAGACAAGGGATTTGATGAGGATGCCATCTACCAGTTGGTTGAAGGCGAGGTCGGAATTGATGCTATCATCAAGTTCAAGCGTAAGAACAATCTGGATATTACAGATAAGGAGTTAGATTATATGATATCAAAACTTCCATGATTATGAAGCATATATGTAGTAATTGTATAGCTTCCGAGATATGCTATAGTGAAGGCAAGAAGCCTAATGACACTTGCCTTCATTGGGAATGGAGATATGCAGGTTTATGGTTTGACAATTAAAAGTAAGACAATGGGAAAAGAGAAAGTTACAGTAAACGATTTGAAGGTTACACTCTCAGAGATTGGTGTAACATCAGGCTTGAAGCAGGAAAAGATTATTCAACGCCTGCAGGTCAATGGCTGCTTGATTGCAATGGTAACAGATGTGTTGGATCAGCTCATCAAGGATGAACAGGGCATGTTTAGGCTGTTAAGCGTTCAGTACAAGCAAGAGCAAAAGATGCACTACACTCAGATGCAGGATGCAGCCAAAAAGTACTACTTCCATTTGAAACCCTTTAATAAGAGTTTCTTCGGTGACGAGAGCATTTGCGCAAACCTGGAGGATAACGCAAATGACATCTATGAAATCATCAAGCTTCTTGCGGACCATACTAACGACCACAAGGATATGGAAGTGATTAAGAGAAACCTCAGAAAGAGAAAGTTGAACCATCATATTTTCGATTAAGATTATGGCAGATTATAAAGTTGAAGTAGATTTATCAGACTTGTACGATGATATGACCATCAGTGAACAGAAGAGCTTTTTAGTTGATAAGTTCTGCTCATTACCAATAGGCTCGATGGAAGAAGTGGTTGGCGAAATGTTGGAGAACCTTAATGGCTATCAGACAGCCAAAGTTATAGAAGACGCTTTTGATAACTTGCATGAGCAAGCTCAAGAGCATGTTATCAACTATGTGAACGAATAAAACAATGATGTCCGATAAACAATATAAAGTTGCTCGCAAGGGTATTGTCGAGCAACTTAGAACCGCTCAGAAACTTCATTGTAAGCACATGGAACAGAAGTATAAAGAGGCTTTGGAGAAGTTAGAGAAACACTTCTTAAAGCCGGATGCCGTGGGCTGCTTCGATTGGAGTGCAAAGGTATCAAGTAGTTATTATCATCTTTAAATAAAGACGAACTATGTCATACTTTGATGATTTGGAAGATATGGTCTTTTATAGACCAAGACGTTATTATACTCCGAAAGAAGTATTAAGCAAGGCAGAACGTAAGCTTGTAAAGCCACTCTTGAAAAAGATAGATACAGAGATTAGCAACGCTAGAGAGAAAGGCAGCAAAGAGCTGACAATTAATGTCGGAGATATAGAAGACCCTATCAAAGAGTTGTTGATAAAGTATTATCGTTCTGAGCACTACAAAGTAGCGACTTGGAAGACAAAAGATAATATGACCGAAATATATCTGAAACGAAAATATTAAATTATGAAAATAGCTGATATTAATGATTTGAAACTAGAGCAATGGATCAGACAGAGAAACTCCGCTCAAATCATGTGGAAAACCAAAGATGGTAGAGAAATACCGATTAAGGATATGTCAGATACTCATCTATCTAGCACGATAAATATGCTAGAAAGAAAATATGATGCAGAAGAACATCTTTACGAGATAGACCCTCTAATGGACTTTGGTGCAAACGATTAACAAATAAAAAGGTAAGTAATATGGAAGAAAAGATTAATATAGCACAGGTGCTAAAGGGTAAGCCACAAGGCACAAAGTTATATTCTCCCATCTGTGGAGAATGTGAATTATCATATATAGAATCTGAAAAATTTGAATCACAAATAGCTATAGAATCTGAAGCTTTTGGTGATTTTTATTTTTGGGATGATGGTAAGGCTTATGAAGAAGGAGAATGTCTATTATTTCCTTCTTATAAAATGCGTGACTGGTCTAAGTTCGCCTGGAAGCCTGGCGATGTTCTTGTAGGGGGAGGACAAAGAGTCATCTTTGAAAAATTCATAGATGAAGATTACACTAATTTTCAAGGTAAATATAGCCTAAGTACTCATGAGGATAGAGCATTAATAATTGATAGCAGCTATTATACTAGTTACTTTAGTAAAGTAAATGATAGTGGTAATGTTAATAATTATTTTGAAGAACTCGAAGAAAAGTTAGGCGCCAAGCTCAATCGTGAAACTTTGGAGATTGAGAAGGCTCAGCCAGAGTTCAAGGATTGGGATTTTATTACCATTAAACTTCCTAGAGGAAGTTCACTTATTTGTGTTTTCAAAGCAGAAAATGATGAAAACTATTATTTACATGCTAGTCTTGATAGTAGAGGCATGATTACTATTAATGAAAATAGTTATTGCTCCAAAAGCGGCTGTATAGTTCGTTTATCTACAGAAGAAGAAAAAACTGCATTTTTTGACGCTTTAGCAAGGAAGGGCAAGATTTGGGATGTAGAGAAGAAAAAAATTATTGCCTTAAAGAAAAAGTGGACTCCAAAGCCATTCGACAGAGTGATAACAAGAAATGCTGACGATGATATATGGACTGCAAATATTTTCAGTCACATGGATTCACATGGAGAATATGTCACTATTGGTTGTGTAGGTGGTTATACTTATTGTATTCCTTACAACGAGGAGACTGCAAAGCTAATTGGTACAACAAATAACGTGGAGGGCTAGGTATGAAAGAGCTTAAAGATTTGGTTGTTGGTGATGATGTACTAGTTACAGGTATGTATTACAGACGTATCGCCAAGGTTGATAAAGTGACAAAGACTCAAATTGTTGTCGATAACGCTAGATATAGAAGAAATTCGGGCTGGCAATGTGGTGACGTATGGGATAGGAACAGTATATCTGTTCCAACAGAAAAGGAAATATCAGATGTTAAAGAAGAGAATTTTCGCAAGAAACTCATCTACGCTATCAGGTCTTTTGATTTCAAACGCTTATCAACAGATGAGTTAAAACAAGTGTACAAGATCGTAAAAGACAAAGAATGAACGAGATTAAAGTAGGCGAAAGAGTAACTATTATTCTTGAAGCTGTTGAACATGACACTTGTGAAGGATGCTTCTTTAAAGGAGTGGCTGGCTATTGTGGTGCAGCTCCACTTGGATTGAAGTGTCTTCCTAAATATCGTTCAGACAAAAAGAATGTAATCTTTAAAGAAGTTAAGGAGTAAAGCGTATGAGTAGAAATTTAATGAGAATGGCTTTAATAATGGCTGCTACGGCAGCTTATGCACAAGATGATATTTTTGGGTGTTCAAGTCCTAGACTTGACGCACCAAGCGGCAATATTCCTTCTGATAAGCAGAAGTGTCAGCCAAAGGAACAGCATGAGTTCATCATCAAGGGGATAAAAATTATGGCAACTTCAAAGAAAGATGCTATTAAGAAGTTTAATCATCTTAAAAAGTAAAGTATATGAAAAAATTAGAATATATTCCAGGAGATATAGTAAAAATTGAATATGGAGAAGCTACAGGAAAAATAGGTTTCGTAACAAATATTTTTTTAAGAAGAAAAGGTTACTATAGTCTTGTTGTATTTATTGGTAAAGGGTTTCAAGGTTCTTCTAAAGACGATTGGATTCAAACTTATAATGATGAGGTATCTCCGATTCCTCTCAATACTGAGATTCTAGAGAAGAATGGATGGGAGAAAAAAGTGATGAGCAGAGGAGTAAAGAATAGTCATTTGGTATATACAAGACCCGATATTGAAGAATATGGGTATTTTCCTATTTACATAGAAAAAGGTATCCGTAATGAGTTTGATGTATATCCGTTTACTGACAATAATGTATGTAAACCAATTGCATACATTAAGTATGTTCATCAACTTCAGCACTTACTATTTGCTCTAGGAGTTAACTCAGAAATGGAGGTGTAGGTATGAGTGTAGCAACACAAGTAAATTACCATTGCCCTTTCTACGGAAGAAAATGTTACCAATGCGGTTATTGGAATCGTAGAGGAAATGAATGTGAGATAATAACTCATCAAGACAGAAAGATTTGATGTTTAACCGCCTTCGGGCACTAAAATATAAGTAATATGACAGAAATAGAATTATATAACGAATTACAGAATGTAGAAGGTTGTTTGAAGAAATTGGATTCGCAAATATCAGAGCTTCGCAAAAAGCAGAATGGTATAATGGGTGATTTTCTAAGTTTGTTACCTTTCCAGGAAGGTGACAAGGTGAAAGATAAAGATGGCAATATCTTTATCATAGAACGTCTAAAAAGTGCCATGTGTCTTTGCAAGAATGAAGTCAAGGTTCATTTTTTTATCCGAAAAATAAAGAAAAACGGAGAACCTTATCAATACGCAAGCCAAGCTTGGGGAATTGATTATTTTTCCCTTGAGAAAGTAGTAGAGTAATAACCATCCTGTAATGGAAATAAATAGATAGTAATATGAATACAGAAAAATTAGAAAGAGCAAATATCTTAGCAAAGGATTTAATTCCTAAAGTAGATGAACTTTTAAATATGTCTCCACAATCAAGCAGTGGTGTACTTGCAGGTGCTATTCGGGGACTATCAAATCATGATATGGAATTTGAAACTAAATTCAAGCAGCTTCTGAATGAAACAAAACAGAGATTTCAAAAAGAGTTTGATGAGCTTTAGTAAAACTAACCATCCCTAATGGGATATAAATATAAAGTAATTATGAAAAAGTTTATTGGTACAAAGGTCATAAAGGCAGAACCTATGACTGTTACAGAAGCACAAGTGCTTGGTGTAGAAATTAAGCCAGCAACCGTTGAGGAAAATGGCTACTTAGTAGAGTACAAGGACGGATATAAGTCTTGGTCTCCTAAGAGTGTGTTTGAGGAAGTCTATCGTGAACTAGGCTCTGTTAACTTCGGTGGTGCTATTGACTTATTGAAGGCAGGTCTTGCGGTAAGACGCAAGGGATGGAATGGCAAGGGATTGTTTATCGTTAAGCAGGTTCCTTCTCATATCACAGGTGACATCATTCCTAATATGCAGTCACTCCCTCAGTCTGCCAAGATCATCTTGATGAACCGTGAGAATCCTCACATTGACTATACTAATCAGATGCTTATCATCAATCCAGATGGAAGAGCAGATTCTTGGGTTCCTTCCGTATCTGATGTATTTGCGGAAGATTGGGAGGTTGTAACTGAGTAACTAACCGCCCTCTCCTTGGCGACAAGGAGAGGGTAAAAAGAAGAGAATATGGCAGAGATTATTTACTTTGGAACAAATGGGTGTTCTGGTCATTATCCTATTGGCATTGATAAAACGCTGACAGGGGCAGAGTATGAGATATGGCGCGAATGCGATAATGAAACTTGGATAAATAATATCCGAAAGAATCCTGGTCGCCATCTCATCAAGCATCACGGAGAGGTTTATACTAATTATGGTGTTCCGTTCTCTGTAGATGATGAAAGAGGAGGCTCACATACCGAACTATTTTGGAAAGGCATTCATACGAAAGAAGAAATCGTCAACTTGATAAAGAATAATCAGTTTTTGGCAAGGCAATTCAAAATAGATGAGGCAATTAAAGATGTGGCAACAGTTTGTGGTGTCAGGTACAAAGATATTAAATCTGCGATAAACATGACACAAGTATTCGCAGGTGGTAAAAAGAAGAGAATATGAATGCAAATAAAATAACAATAGCTGGCTATATTGTATATCTCCAAAGTATGTATAAACGATATGGCAATATAAGTATTGCGCAACTAAAGCTTATAGAAAGAATCAGAAAAAAAGGAGGATAAGCAATGAGTAAAGTAACTGCAATTAATATAATTATCAAAAAGAAGAATCAATTAAGAAAGCATAAAGAGGGATATGTTTCTTACATTAATATTGATGAAGTTCTTGTGTGGTTGAACGATATTCAAAAAGAATTGGAGGATGATTATGACTAGAGAAGAATTACAAAATAAACTTGGCGATGCTATCTGTGAATATTGCAACAAGAACATTATTTCAGAACATAACATCGGCATAGGTTGGCTTTGCGAAGGTCAGTATTGTGAGGAAGCACAAGATGGCTACGCAGCAGAAAATAACATAGAATTGGAGGATTGAGTATGATACAAAAACAGACATGGAAGGACGAAATCAGAATTTTAATAACTGATGAAGAAAATCTTGGTTCTGTTCAAATATCCATTCCGCTTTATGTTAGTGATATTTTCGGCAAAGCTGAAGCTCTAATATATGCACTTTGGGTGGACGTTGTTCATAGGAGAAATGGTGTTGCGCAACGCCTATTACAACTAGCAGAGCAACAAGCTAAGTTGAATGGAGTGAAGACAATCGGATTAGAATTTAACAAAGATGAATCTGATAGCTTTGTTCTAGATTGGTATCTCCGCAGTGGTTACAAACCATTTAATAAGAAAAGTAATTTATTAATCAAGAAATTAGAGGATTGAGTATGAACAATAAAGTTAAAGAAGCATTGGGTAGCGCAAGCTACCTTACATATCACTGGAGACAGTACTCCTTTGAGCAGCTTGAAAAAGAAATGGTTAGAGTTTGTGGATTGTGCGACAAAGCATTGAATATTCCAAAAGATGATAGCATTACTGACTTCGAGCGAGGTCAATGGTCAGTTATCCAAAATGAGATTGGCTACATCAAAGATTATAGCTCAGCAGCAGAACTTTGCCGAGAAGCTGGTATCGGTTATAAGAAGATAAAGGCTCTTCAGAAGGATTGTGGTTATAGCTACAAGGAAGAAGTTAATGACTTCCTGAAGGAAAGTCGTAATGGTGGAACAGAATTGAAGTTGGAGGAATAGTTATGGCATGGGTGGCAACTGATGCAAATGGTAAGGAGTTTCTTTTTATAGAGAAACCATACAGAAGTGGATATGGAGAATATGGATATTGGAATCCTACATATTCTGGTATCGGTGGTTGTATTCTTATACCTCATGGCAGCATCAAGAAACTCATCGGAAGAGAATTGTCTTTTACCGATGAACCTGTCGAACTTGGATAGATAAAAAAATGAGAAAGGTTACTTGTATTTGCGACACAATTATAAAGGGTGTTACGTTTGTAAAGGGCTGTGATTACAGAGTTGATTATAATCCATTTATAGGAATAATGATATATGCCCCATTCGGCTACGTAAATATCAGTAAATGGCAGCTCGATAACTATTTTATTTAAAATTATAGCTTATGGAAATCGAAAACATAAAATTCAAGGCAAAGCAGCTTAACTCAGAGAAATGGTTTGAGGGCGATTTAGTACGTCTTGGAAATAGGGTATGTATAGGAGGAGACCATATAAAAGATGGTATAACTGACGTTGACCCTTCAACAGTCTGTATGTTCACAGGACTGACAGACTGCAAAGGCAATGAAATCTTTGAGCACGACCTAATACATTTCGTAGGGTTTAGCTATACTGCCGAAGTGATTTGGTCGGAAGGTAACTATGCTTTTATGGTAGTCTGCGAGAATAAACATTCTTATTGGCTTCATGATGTTATAAAACTTTGTAGAATAGAAAGAATTAGTAATAAATTCGATAAGGAGAAGTAGTATGGAGAAACGAATAATTTTAGACGAACAAGATATTAACGAATTTCACGAGGATGCAGCGATTCTACGCTTAATATACGACTTGATGACGAAAGAGTATCTTATAAGTGAGCACTCCAAAAATATGCCACGTTTTGCTAGAATAATTAATAAATTAAAGCAATTATAGCGTATGAAGGTAAGATTGGTTAAAAAGATAATGCAGCATCGCTCTGGCAGTTTTTGCTATGAATTACTACTGCACCAGAAAGGCTTTGACGTTTCTAAAGAGCTGCCAAAGATTCAGCAATACTGGGAGCCTAGATGGGCTTTGTATTATGCCACTAAAGGTGGCGGTCATGGCAGAGTTGATCATCGTATTGTAAAGGCTGAAAAGATTTCTGCAAGATATTCTCGCAAGCTAATGAATCACCTTACCAGGTGGGCTGGCAAAACCCATTTCGAAATTAGAGATATACTAAGCAGTGCAAATAAACTAAAAAGATATGACTTATGATAAAAGAAAGATATTATTACGCAGTAGCCGCCTTCCTACGTAAGGATGGCAAATTAGCCTATACCTCAGTTACGAGCTCCGTTAAAGGGGAAGAGGAGGATATTAAGTTCTATCCTCTAATGAACCTCATCACTGACGTCGAAGAGCGATTCAAGGATGATATGGTTTGTGGTACAACTATCATACATGGCGTTACTGAGATTAGTAAAGAGGACTATGAAGCCTATAACGAACGCATAGCTAAGATAAATAAGAAGGAGGGTTAGCACATGACTTTTTTGAATATTACTGTAGGTGAGAAGGAGTTTGATGAAATCAAAGAAGGCAAGGTAGGACTAGTATGTTTACCTTGCACTCCACTTTGGTGTCATACATTAGTCGATGGTGTAAAGAGGGAGGAAAGATTAGACCAATTAACGGCTAGATTAGATAGTAATGGCAAACCTCATATTCAGTATGGAAATTCTGTTGATCATTACTTTAAGAAAGTTGATTATGTTCAGCTTTCCTGTAAGGTTGGTTCTCAAATAAGAGTTCTCGTTAAGGATTGCGCAGGTTTCAGTATTGAGACTACTCAAACGAAAAAGGATAATGGCTTTATCGAGTTTAAGCCAAAAAACTTTGTTGTTCATCTAAAATAAACAAAATATGATTATGAAACAAGAAATGCAAAAATCAATCTTCAAGATTCAAACAGCAGTCGAAACTCTGACAAGACAGAAAGTTATCGACAAAAATGTGTATGATTTTGTTCATGGAGAAATCAAATCTCTTTCAGAAAGTGTGGAGAATATAGAGGAAGTAAATAACCTAGATGAAACACTCCTTACCTTCACAGATAAGGAGGAGTATGTAAACCAGCATATCAACCTTGCTGATACATCTGTACTTTGCAAAGAGTTGAATAGAAGAAAAGACATTGGTGACGATTTCTTTGTAGTAGCAACAGAGGGAAAATAAGTTAGCTTATGGAAAGATTAACTAAAGTAATGGATAAGTATTTATCAGAAGCAAAGAAGAAGGTTCTTACCCTCGCAGTCAGCAAGGAATGGTTCGATATGATAGTGTCGGGCGAAAAGAATGAAGAGTATCGGGTAATTAAAGACTTTTGGATGAGTCGCCTTCTCCTTATCAAGGATGAGGAATTCAAAGATTTCGATAAGTACGATAAACTTCATATCGGTAAGACATTTGAGATGCTTATAGACATCAATACTATCAAGGAGAAACTGAATAATGGTACAATGAAGTTCGTACCATTCACTCACGTTCTCTTCAAGAACGGCTACTATGATGATAGCCCAAAGGTAGAAAAGGAGATTGAAAGTATCACCATCGGAAAGCCTAAGAAAGGCTTATGCCCCGATAAATGGCTTGATACAGAGTTTTTTATCATTAAATTCAAGTGATATGAATTACATACAATGTGATGAATGTAAATATAGATTAGTCTGTAACGGAGAGCCACTTACTAGTGGAAGTACAGGAAGTTGCGACCATCATGTTATCAGCAATACTCCTATATTTCCAAAGATTAAAACACCACCAGATGAAAGATACGCTGACATTTGGAATTGGTAAATATTCATAAATTAAGTTTAAGGGATATGTTTATTCTAACGGAACAAGAAATACTAGATGCCATCAAGAATTGTCATGATGCAGATTTTAGGATGGCTCTTATTCGTATGTTGATACCTCCTGCGCCTATAGTTAAACATCGGCATTGTTGTCCAGAATGTAATGGAGAAGGAAACAAGACGTGCGGTATTTGTCATGGGATGGGTGTTGTATACTTAGATTGGTAAAAACATTAAATAGAAATGATATGGTAGCAATTAAAGTATCTTCCGAGAGCATTCAAGAATTATGGGAATGCCCGGACGTTTCAGAGTTAGTAAAGACTATCAGCGGAGACCGCACGAAGCAGACGTTGATAGTTAGGTTGAAAAATCGAGAGTTCTATGTTCCTGATGGATTCTATCTCGTGAAAGACGAGAATGATCAATGGAGCACACTCAGCCCATCACTGTACGAACTTATAAAAGACAAGGTTCATGGCGAGAAGTGAGGAAGATATCCGTGAATACCATAGAAGGTACTACCAGGAGCATAAGGAACATTTATTGGCAAGAATGGAAGTCTATCGTAAAGAGAACGCTGAAAGGATTGCTGCAAACAGAAGATATAACAGAAAGAGAAAGAAAGCCTTGGGCGGCTTAATGAACCCAGATATAAAATAATGAGTAGAGGAAAACATTTTAGTGCAGAAGAGATTGAGTTCATCAAGGTTAACGCTTTGGTGATGACGACAACGGAGATTGCAAAGCAGCTCAATCGTAATTATTGGGCCATCCATCGAAAGATGAAGGAAATGGGTATCAGCAAGAGCCACGTGTTTACTGCTGACGAGGATTTCATCATTCGCAGAATGTATGGCAAGTACCCGGTAAAAGCCATTGCTACCAAGATTGGCGTGGACGAGAACGCTATTTACAACCGTTGCAAGAAGCTTAAGCTAACGAAAGGAGGTGCGCAATGATTGTCATAGTTACCGCTATGGATAAGGAATACGACCTTATCAGCGAATGGATTGCAAAGAATTGGCTTGACTACAAAAATGTTCAAAACATAGCTTTAATCAAGTCTGGTATTGGCAAGGTTAATGCGGCATCTTGCTTGACAGAATTTCTTTCGTCGAATACGTCCAGCAAAGTTACAAGAGTTATATCGGTAGGATGTGCCGGTGCTGCCGTTGCAGGATTGAAACCTGGTAATGTCGTGATTGGCAATTCGTACTGCTACCACGATGTATATTGCGGCGAGCCAAATGCCAACGGGCAAGTTCAAGGTATGCCGGCAGTCTTTCCTTCTGATTTCTCGTGGATTGATATGGATGAAAGATTCCGATTAGGAACAATAGCTACGGGAGATAAGTTTGTCACTACGAGAGAGCAGGTATTGGAGATTAAGGATTTCCTTCCTAATTCGTATAACGTATGCGCCATCGATATGGAGTCTGCTGCCCTTGCGCAGGTATGCTACAAGAAGGGTATTGGTTTTACGTCCATCCGAGTTATTAGCGATAATCCCCTGGAGCCGAACCAGACCGAGCAGTATGCAGGTTTTTGGGATAGTCTTGCCGAAAAGGCATTTAGTGTTGTTTGTAAATTATTAGAGAATGATACCAAGTTTTAAAGTTGATCATACGAAACTAGAGCCAGGTCTTTATGTTTCGAGAGTAGATAAATGGGGCATGGAGACTGCTACCACATTCGATATTCGCGTGTGCAAGCCAAACAAAGATATGATGTCACCTGCTGTCGCGCACACAATAGAGCATTTGATGGCGGACTACCTACGAAATGATAGTCCTCTTAGCAATTCCGTTCTGTATTTTGGACCGATGGGTTGTCTTACAGGTTTCTATCTTATCCTTAAAGGTACGTGGACTTCAAAGCTCATAAAGGAAATGATAGTAGAAGCCTTCAAGGCTTGTTCGCTATCAAAGACGATTCCAGGTGCATCGGAAGTGGAATGCGGTAATTACAAGCTCAACGACTTAAAAGGAGCAAAAGAACTATGTGATATGTTCTCCGTATATCTATCCACAGCTGGACCGGATAAGCTCAATTATCCAGATTAATATTTATATGTAACCATAAAGTATTTAATCATTAAGTATATTTTCTTGCAATATATTTGGTGATTAAATACTTTTTTTATAATTTTGCAGCATTACTTATTGCTATCGCTTCGTACTGGGATATTTCTTGAATTTTATTGTTCAATTAAATATTTAGTTAGAATGAAAAAAAGAACGAAGCAAGTTTTAGTTATTCTGAAACCCAAATCAAAGGCGTTGGGGTTCAGTAGAGAGGAGTTAGAGGGTATTGCTGCCGATGTTGCCAATAACTTAGAACTCGATGAAGAAGCCTCAGACGAGGATGTAAACGCAGAGATTGAAAAGCAGGTTAATGCGGTTCTTCCTTATCTTAAGATTGCGCAAAAGACTGCGCAGCGTACTATCCAGAGTTTTAAGGATAGTCAAGACTTGGATGACGACGAGGTCGATGACGATGATGATGACCCTGCCGGCAACAAGAAACCAATCCGCAAACAGAAGAGAGAGAAAGATGAGCAGGTCCCAGCATGGGCGCAGGCACTCATTACTCAGAACAAAGCCTTGCAGACCGAAATCCTCGGTTTGAAGTCAGAGCGTGAGAATGATGGCCGCCGTTCTAAGCTGAAGGCACTCCTTAAGGACAAAGGTACGTTCGGAAAGACTGTTTTGAAGAATTTCGACAAGATGAAGTTCGAGAACGAATCTGAGTTCGATGATTTCTACGATGGTGTTGTGGAGGACTTGGCAGCTATCGATCAAGAGCGTGCTAACGAAGGTCTCGGAAAGCTTGGTGCTCCTGCGGCTCAGAGAAAGCCTAAGAAGGATGAGGTTGAGGTTATCAAGGACAATGAGATTGATGAGCTTGCCGAAACAATGTAATCTTTAAATTTTAAAAGTTATGTATGGCGTAAGCAAGACAGAAACGTATGATTCAGGCAAGGAGTCTGTAATCATCAGAAATTACGTGAATGGCATCATGGGTGGTGTCGTTCTTGACTTGACAGGTTTCTCTGGAGAGTTCATCCAGTGCGGACACATTATCATTCGTGACACTACGTCTGGCGAGTACAAGCCAATGCCTGTAACAGGTGGGACTTATGCTTCTTTGCCAGCGAGCCACGAGTATGTTGGCATCTGTATGACAACAGTTCCGGTAGATACCCCTCATGTAGGTGTTATGACGGCAGGTGAGGCTAATGATAAGGCTGTCCCTTATCCTGTCGATACGATTAAGGCAGCTTTGAAAACAGCCGTTCCTACTCTTCAGTGGGGACACGATGCAATCGGTTAAGGAGGTGATTTATGCAACAGAGTTCTTTATTTCTTAAGTATATCTTGAGTTTCTTCCCAATCCTGAAGACATTGATTGAGAAGATTAACGGTAAGCGCAAGAACGAGATGACGTATCTCCACAAAGATACATCCATCCTCCGCCGCGTTTATTCTACCGACAACAAATGGGAAGCCGACACAGTTGATACCTCTTACGTAGCTGCTGACTACGTGGCAGTGGATTCTCCTGTTCCTTTGAAGTCTCGTGACAAGATTTCAACCGCCAACGGCAAACTGCCAAAGGTCGGTATGAAGAAATTCTTGAAGGAGTCAGATATCCTCGCTCTCAGACTCATGGAAGCACAGGGAGGTCAGACAGCAGAGATTCGCCGTAAGTTGGCGCAGGACCCGGTAGCTTGTAATGTCGGTGTTGATGAGCGTAATGAGTACGCCCTTCTGTATGGTCTCTCTAACGGATATGTAGCTGTACGTGACGACGATAATCCAAAGGAGTTGCTCCGTATCAAGTATCAGTACTTGCCGAAAAATCAGCTCGGCATCAACGATGTTGATACTGGTATTACCGTTGCAGACTTGAAGGAATGTATCGCGAGAGCTTCGAATGATGGAAACACCATCTTGATCTTCTGGATTGGAAAGGCTAAGTTTGACGAATTGAAGAAGGCACAGGACGCTCGCGAGCTTGTTGCCAACTATAAGGGTCAGACTTATGACTCCAACACAAAGCTGCCAGTTCCTACTTCCAGCGTATTCCAGGAAGCATTCTTGGACGAGACCGGTGTATCATTCCGCATCATCAACCGTACCGTCCGCTTGGAGCATGATGGCGTGAAGAAGAGTGTTAAGCCTTGGAACAACAATATGATTATCGGTGTCTGCTCACAGATGATTGGTGCCCTCGTTTACGGTCAGGTAGCAGAGGCAACAAACAGAGTGGCAGGTGTAACCTATCAGCAGATTGATTACAAGCTTATCTCTCAGTATTCAACAACTGATCCGTTGCGTGAGACAACTGCGGTGCAGGCATACTGCTTGCCTGTCATCGAGGACGTTGACACAATCTATCAGATTGATACTAAGCTGGCTGACCCAGACGTTTCGGTTGATACCGAAAAGGAGAAAGCAGATACAGAGGACGCTAAGGTAACAATCTCTGATGTGACCTACAAGAAGCCGGAGGCTATCACAACTCTCAACGCTCTTGGTGCTACACTTGCTAGTGATGCCAGCGACAAGGAGATTATTGATGCCTACAATGAGCTGCCTCCTACAAAGAAGAAGGAGTTCAAGGATAACGCAGCTAAAGCTGAGGAGTAATCATGAAGACGGTCGGACAAGCTTTGGTGGATGAGGTACACATCCCTATCCCCTATGGTTTCGTGGAAAACGCTTGCATAAAGCGTGACCTCGATATCGAATCAGAGTTCACTGGTGACGTTGCCAGAAGTGACGCCTACAAAGGAACGCTTGCCGACTGCCTGCTTTCTCTCATACAAGCCGTTAGCTTCTCCGAAGCGGACAAATCAATAGGTTCCCTCTCGGAAGACCAGCGAAAGGCTATATTAGTTCAAGTCAATCGTTTATATAACTCTATCGGCGAGGAGGAGGTTTCACTTGCTCCAAAGCCGACAGTTTACATTAATTGCTGATGAGTCTATTGAGTTTTCATGCCTCAAAGCTATACCGGCAGCAGAAGGTAGCTGGCTATACAGATGATGATGGAAATTATCACCAGGGCAAGACCGAGTGGAAGTTCTGCTGCACTTGTGATGTAGTTCCTGCTGGCGAGGCCAACAAGTTAGTTACATCTGACGGTTCTATTAATTACTACTCCTACGAAGTGCATAATTTGCCCGTAGGAATTGAAAAGTTCTCTTATGGGGATTTTATCAAGCTAGAAATTTTAGGGGCTGAGAATGTAATTATCAAGGTCAAGGGATTTCATCGTTATCAACTCCAGTGTAAGATATGGGCATAAGAATGACAACCAGCGCTTCCGCTCTCGATGCCTTCCTACAAAGAGCCGCAAGGAAGATACAGGAGAATGTGCTTAAGGCATTGAGCAAGCTAGGAGACGAATCTGTGGTTAGAATCCGTAACAGGTCTACCAAGGAAAGCTGGATAGACCATACGGGAAACCTAAGAAGTTCTATAGGCTTCGCCGTGTACGAGCAGGGAAGTAAATATATGGAATCAGCCTTTTCGCAGGTTCTCAGTGGCACAGACGGCTCTGCAAAGGGCAAGAAGATGATCAATGACCTTGCTAAGGAATATTCCAGGGTTTATGCTTTGGTTGTCGTTGCCGGAATGGAATACGCAGGAGAGGTGGAAGCCTTGGAAAGCAAGGATGTTCTCGCATCAACGAAGATATGGGCCACATCCATTGTAGAGCAGCGTGTGAAGACAGCAATAGACTCAGCAGTTAATGAAATAAACAAGTGGAAGATATGAAATCAGACGGAGCAATTAAGACAGATGTTTACCGGTACATCAATGAAAGCGGTTTCATGAACAACGTCAATGGCAAGCTGTCAAAGACAATGAGACCGCATAATTCTCATAAGGAAGATGTTGTTATCTCCATCTTGGCTAATGAGGGAACGCAGCTTCAAACGGCGATTATAAATGTAAATATATATATACAAGACCAGGATGTAGATGGGCAGTTCGAGGAGAACACCATCAGAGTTGACGAAATCTGCAAACTGGCTTGGAATCTCTTGGAAACGTTCAGAACGAGCGAGTATGCTGCCCACGCTATTGAGCAAAGGGTATATGCAACAAACACGGGAGAACATGTAATAAATAATCAAGTTGAATATAAACTCATAAACGATTAAATTATGTCAGTAACATCATGGGGCAAATGCACTATCTACGTTCAAGAGGTAGGTAGCAAAAAGAACGAGTGGACTAAGCTCCCAACTCCAAAGGATGGCACTACTACTGTTACTCCAACGAAGGGCGATACAATGACCCAGGTTGAGGAAGGTGGCGGAATTGTTGACCGCAAGACAAAGAAGTCCACCTACGAGGCTGCATATCAGCTCTTCATCAAGAAGAACCAGTCGCAGCCATTCAAGACCATCGACGGTACCGTAGAGGGTAACTTCCGTTTGGCTATCCAACCGGAAGACGCCGAGCTTCCTGGCGTTTACATGGGTAATACCACAATCGGTGCAGAAGAGGCCTATACAACTGAGAGCGGTGCTCTTATCACGTACACTCACTCAGCTCTCATTCCAGAGGGTGACGCAGTGGCTAAGACTGTCAACTCGAAGGGTGAGGACGTATATTGTGCTTACCGTTGGCGTGTCATTACTGCCACAAAGGGAACAGGTGAAAAGTATGCCTTGACTTTCAAAAAGCCGCAGGATGGCAATACCGCTCCTGCTGAAATCACGGAAACTTACGAAGAGACATAGGCATATCCTAATATCCCTTCCGCCGACTGAGGGTTATCAGCCGGCAACTTACCCAAGTAGCTCAGTTGGGAGAGCGAGACCAAATAGTCCGTCGCATGCAAAAAAATCCAGGGTCTTCAAAAGCTGGTTGAAAGACGCAGGTTCGAGTCCTGCCTTGGGTGCCAACAATTTAAATTCGAGTGATATGGAAGAGTTAGGAATCATTATATCGAATACGCTCACAGATATGCCGATAGGCTTTGATACTGAGCACGCTCACGTTAACATCTACCCTACTACACTGGGCATGATGTACCTAACGTCGCAGTTAGTAGATAGCTTGGAGTTGGACAAAGAGTTACTTCAAGCTGATCCATTCTTGGAAGCATTGCGAGTTGTAAACACCAAAAGGGAGACATGCTGCAGATTGATTGCATATCACTCACTCAATACAAAGAACGAAATACTAGACTCCAAATGCGTAAGCAGGCAGACGGAGTTAATCTTCAAAGAATGCTCCAACGAGGATATAGCTACTCTTCTCATCATCATTCTTAAGGCTAACTCATACCAGACAATAGCCAAAGAGACAGGAATGGAAGAAGAAGCGAAGCGTATGGCAAAAGTCAACGCAGCGAAGAAGTCGGAGAATAGCTTTATCTTCGGAGGCAAGACAATATGGGGAACTCTCATAGATGCTGCTTGCGAAAGATACGGATGGACTTTCGATTACGTGGTATGGGGAATATCGTATAACAACCTGACTCTCATGCTCAAAGACAAGATTACTTCAATCTATCTGTCTGACGAGGAGAGGAAGAAAGCCCATATACCGGCAGCAGGGGAAGAGGTCATCGATGGCAACAACAAGGAGGCGGTAATGAAGGCGGTTATAGAGTCCGAGACCGAGATTTAACCGAAGTCTTCCTGCGCACGCACGTAAAGTTCCCATATCGAACACTCACATTTGGTGTTTCCCCGGCGATTCTTTATAACAGAGTATAAATTCAAGGAAAAATAGAACATTATGCCAAGCATTAAATTCGATACAATAGTCGAGACAGCCAAGGTCGTTTCCGGTTTTCGAGACATTCAGAACGCAGTTCATCAGACTGCTGAGAGGGTTGAGAAGGACGGAAAGTCTATTGACGATGTAATCTCGAATATACAGAACAGTATGAATATTGCCATTGGTGGTTGGAGCATTGGCAAGTTCGTCAATCAGATGATGCAGGTCCGCGGTCAGTTCCAGCAGACAGAAATGGCATTCAAGACGATGTTGCAGTCTGAGGAGAAAGCTCATGCTCTCATGAAGCAGTTGATCCGCACGGCAGCCGTCACACCTTTCTGGGTCGAAGACGTTACAGAGGGAGCCAAGCAGCTCCTTGCGTTCAACGTAGCGGCCGAGGATGTCAATAAGACGCTTATCGAATTGGGAGACGTTGCAGCAGGTATGGGTATGAACCTTAAAGACCTCGTGATGCTTTACGGCACCACCATCGCCAAGGGTAAGATGGACACGATGGATTTGTACCAGTTCCTCAACCGAGGTATTCCTATCGCAGATGAGATAGCTAAGGTTATGGGGCTTGACGTTACCAACGCCATCGAAGAGGTACAGAAGCAAATCAAGGCAGGTAAGGTTACCAGTGACATCTTCATCCAGGCAATGCAGAGTATGACCGCCGAGGGTAGCAAGTTCGGTGGATTGATGGAGGCTCAGTCCAAGAGTATTATCGGTCAGATAAGCAACATTAAGGATGCCATTGAGCAGAAGTTCAACGAGATAGGTAAATCCCAGGAGGGTGTTATCAATACCGGATTGGGAGTCATTTCCACCCTCATTGAGAATTGGGATACAGTAGGCAAGGTACTTATGACTGTTGTTGCAGCGTATGGCGCATACAAGGCTGCGGTGATATCTATGATAGCAATATCTAAGGCACAGGTAGCTTGGGAGAGTGCGAAAGCATTCTTGTCTTTAGCGAAGTCTATCACAACCGCCAAGGATGCCATGGCTCTGTTCAATTTGGTCTCTTCTTCAAATGTTCTCGGTCTGGTTCTTGGTGCAGTAGCAGCTGGAGTCACGATGTTCAATCTATTCGGCAATAGTGCTGAAGATGCCGCTACCAAGACTTCCAAGTTTACCGAGAGTGCAAATGAAGCATCAAGCAAGGTCGAGTCGCTAATCTCCATTCTGAAGACTGCAAAGGAAGGCTCCAAGGTTTACAAGGACACCATCAAGGAGCTGTCAAACATCTATGGCAATTACGGGATTGCTATTGACAAGATCAAGGAAGACGAGAGCAACCTTGTGGATGTTAAGCAGCAGGAGATAGATAAATCTAAAGAACTTGTCGAGCAAATCAAGCTGGAGGCTACAGAGCGCAACAGAGCCAATGCAATCTCCAAGGCTAACGAAGACTACAACAACCGTGTGGATAGCGCTCAGCAAGCCCTTTTGGGTAAGTTGAAGGATTATGGAACCTCTAGCAGCGGTATAGCCGTCGGCATACAGAACATCGTATCTGATTCGGTTATCAAGCAGTTTGAAGATCTAACACAGAAGATGGCTGGCTTGAATGAGCACTCCAAGGAGTATCAGAAATATCTGAAACAATACAATCAGTTAGAGGCTTCTTTGATATCCGAATCAGAAAATCTTGCTAATGCTTTCGGTTTTACAGGAGACAAGACTAGTGATGCCAGGAAGGCATTGATTGGTTATCTCTATGAACTTCGAGCTGCAAAGAAACTGCATAGTGAAGAGGCAGATAATATCAACCGGGCGGCAGATGCTACCGAGGATTTCGGAAACAAGGCCACATCTACCAAGAACAGGATAAATGCTTTGCAGAAGCAGCTCCAGGGTGCCGGTGAGGATGTACACGTTCTCTACAACCGTGTCAAGGAGTTCATGCAGAACTATTCCGAGAACAACATCAACTTTCACGTCAACTTCGATGCCAAGATACCTTCGTGGATGCAGAACATGAATATTCCGGAGCTAGGACGCTTAGGTAAATACTTCTCTGCTTTGGCACGCGACCTTGCAAACAACAAGAAGTCTGGTGCGCTAGTCAATGGCAAGTGGATGTCAACCAAAGCTATTGCCCAGCGAGGATGGGATTACACCAATGCAGCCAACACCAAGCAGACCAAGGCAGAAGACGATGCTAAGCAGAAGCGTCGCGAAAAGGAAGAGGCAGAAGCCAATGCCAAGAAGAACGCTGCCAAAGCAAAGAAAGCATCCGCCGATGCCAAGAAGCAGGCAGAAGACCGCAAGAAGGCCCAGGAAGAACTGAACGAGGACTTGAAGCGGCTGCAGCAGGAAAATATCGACACCGATATATCTCAGATGCAGGAAGGCACGGAGAAGAAGATTGCTGAAATCAAGAACGACTATGCCAAGCGAAAAGCCGAGATTGACAAGCAGGAAGCAGAGTTCAAGAAGAAAAACAAGGAAGCTGGCAAGAAAGTAACCCTCACCTCTGCTCAGTCCAATGCCCTCAATAAGGCTAGAGACCTCGCTACCCAAGAGTATAACAAGAAGCTTGATGAGGTCAACAGGGAAGCCCTCACCTCTATGCGTGACTACTTGAAGGAGTATGGTTCTCTCTATCAGCAGAAGCAAGCCATTGCCGAGGAGTACGAAGAGAAGATTGCTAAGGCTCAGACACAGGGCGAAAAGCTCTCCCTTCAGCAGCAGAGAAAGAAGGACCTCCAAACCATCGAGATAAATGCCATCAGACAGAACATCGATTGGGGAAGCGTCTTCGGAGACTTCGGTGCTATGTTCAAGGACCAACTGGAGCCTACCATTGAGAAGCTGCAAGAGCTCTCCAAGAGCACAACAGATGTTAATGAGCAGAAGACTATACAGGAACTTATCTCCAAGCTACAAGGTTCTGCCACCATCTGGGATAGCGACATCTTCAAGAAAGTCTCTGACGATATCAACTCCTATCAGTCAGCCATGCAGGGCTATATTGATGCACAGGAGCGAGAGATTGAAGCCACGAAAGCTGTCACCAAGGCGCAGGAAGACCTTGCCAAGGCTAAGAAGAGCGGTGACAAGACAAGTATCAGCAAGGCTGAAGCCGACCTCTCTAGAGCGCAGGGCGTACTTGCTACCGCATCTAACAACGTTTTGAAGTTCGGTTCATCAGTTCAGAAGGCATCATCAGACTTGCAGACATCTGCACAGAAGGCAGTTTCTCAGTTTCAGCAGCTTGAAAATGGCTTGCAGGGTCTTACTTCGGGGTCGCTCAAAGGCATAGGAAACTCTATCCTAGGGCTTGACAAGCTTTTCGGTGGTTCTATGCAGAAGGACGTTGCTAACACGCTCGCAAAGGGCATCCAAGGGTTGCTCGGTAAAGATAGTGACGCAGCCAAATCTCTGACAAAAGCTTTAGGGGATAGCGGTATGGCAGGTGAAATAATCTCAGCAATACTCGGTATCCTCGATATTCTGAAAGGTGGCTTCGGAACACTCATCAGCAACCTCATGGACACGGTCTTTGGCGCAGTAACGGGCATCCTCGATGATGCTTTATCGGGTGACATCGTTATGAAACCATTGAAGAGTATCGGGAACAACGTTTCTCATATCCTCAATACGCTTTCATTCGGTGGCTTTAATAGTCTGTTCGGTGGAGATGGAAATGCAAAGAAGGTCAATGATACCATCGAAAGACTGACGGACAGAAATACCCTCTTGCAGCAATCCATCGAGGATTTGACTGATGCAATGGAAAACTCCTTTGGCTCAAAGGCAACCTCATACTACGAGCAAGCCTATAAGAATCAGCAGGAGACCAATCAGAACTACCTCGACATCGCAAAGGCGCAGGCAAGCTATCATGGTTCGCACCACTCATGGAACGCTTATTGGGGCGGCTTCGGTAGTGATGAGATGGATTGGATCAAGAAGAACGTCAAATCAGACTTCGATGGCGACCTTTTCTCCCTCAGCCCAGAGGAAATGAAGCTCCTCCGTGGCAACGTTGCCATTTGGGAGCATATCGAGAACACAGGAAAGGGTAACTATGGTGGGCGTCTGACAGAGAAGCTGAATGACTACATAGACCAAGCGGGCAAGCTGGATGAGTTATCAGACAAGCTGAAGGAAAGCCTTACGCAGATTTCCTTTGACAGCATGAAGGATAGCTTCGTGTCAGACCTTATGGATATGAGCAAGTCAGCGCAGGACTTTGCAGACGATTTCGCTGAAATGATGCAGAAGGCTCTTCTCTCCTACTCTATGGAAGACCTTATCAACGGAGACTTGAAGAAGCTCTATGATGATTGGGCGAAGGCTATCAAGGACAACGATGGCAAGCTTACAGAAACAGACATAGAAGCATTCAACAAGCGTTACGATGATATAGTCCAGGAAGGCTTGAAGAGACGTGACGAGTGGGCAAAGGTGACAGGCTACACTGGCTCATCATCCTCATCACAGACCGCAACAAGCGGAGGATGGGCATCTATGGGGCAAGATACCGCAGACGAGCTGAATGGTCGCTTCACCGCCCTGCAGATTGCAGGTGAGTCCATCGCTCAGAACATGACTACCACCATTTCGCAAATGGAGAGCATCGTTACACTCGGAATCTCAACCAATGGCGCAGTATTGGAGATTAGAAACATGATGATTATGACAAACAGCTACCTCGAAGACATCGTGAAGTATTCAAAGCTCACCTATAATGACTTCGGAACAAAGCTGGATGACATGAACAGAAGATTAAAGGATATTTGACCTCTATAGGCTTTTCGCTTGTCAGCCCTTACAACTACACTCAACAATAGCAAAAGCGGCTCACAGCGAAGCCTATGAGGTTATTTAATGATTAAATAGTTATGCTTAATGGTCAACTTTATATAAATGGTAAGGATGCCTACCTTACGTGGGGCATCTTCCTAGACGAAACTGCCCTCAGTGCGCTCATGACCCCTGCACCAAACAAGGAGTTCATCAGCAACAAGTATCGCTCAAAGGACGGAAAGTCGGTTATCAAGCACAATCCTAGATTGGATGAGAGGGAGATAACGCTGCCGTTCAATATGACAGCCAAAGACTCAGATACGTTCTTGACGAACTATGCTAGGTTCTGCGACGAGGTTCTTGCCAAGGGAGAGTTGGTTATCCGCACCCGATTTCAGCCTAATGTGTGGTATCGGTGCATCTATCTCTCCTGCACTCAGTTTAGTCAGTGCATTCGGGAAATGGCAAAGTTCAGCCTAAAGCTCAACGAGCCAGACCCTAGTGACAGAAGTGAAACAAGTAAATATACAAGCTAATGATTCAGATTAAGAGAAATAACAAGGTATTCTTCACATTAGAGGACTTCGGTGAGGGTTCTAAGCTGTCATATCAGCTTATGGACCACCACTACATCATCTTGAAGTTCACTACGGCTACTCCTATCTATTTCGAGATTGGGGACTCCGTAGAGATTCCCGACTTCGGCTACTTTGAGCTTACATCATCATACTTCCCTAAGCACAATGATAGTGATGGCTACGACTACGAAATGCAGATGGATGCCTACTATATGTCTTGGAAGAATAAGATTTGCAAGTATCGCCCTCAGCACGGAGCCAACGAGACCTCCTTCAACCTCACCACAACTGTAGGTGTACACATGAACGTTATACTCGGCAACCTAAAGGCACTAGGTCTTACGTATAATGGCAAGGATTTCTCTGTTGACTACACTACGTACAACAACAAGGCTTTCGATGTTCAGAAGAGATTCTTGATCGAGTACGGCTCTATCAGCATTCTCGATGCTCTCAACGCCATCTGTTCTGAAGACGCACTCAACTGCGAGTGGTGGATAGATGGCTCTATTATATACCTTGGATATTGCGAAATGGAAGGGCAGACAACATTCGAACAGGATGTTAATGTTCTGTCTATGTCCTATTCGGAATCTAAGTCAACTTATATTACGAGACTGTACGCATTCGGCTCAGACAGAAATATTCCGAAAGGATATTTCACTGGTGCCGATGCGGACGTCACTACCGATGGCGTAGCTACCGATTACCTCATGCTCCCTAACAAGGAAGTGGATAGTGATGGTTTCTACGCAAAGGATGGCTACCTGGAGAACGTGAATGTCGTGAAGAACGACAAGCAGGCTATCGAAGGTGTCGTGATGTTCGAGGACGAATACCCGAAGGTTGAATGCAGGGTCAGCAGAATCAAAACCTACGATAGCACTGTTGATAACGATGATGGAACTAAGACTACACAGACGTTTTGGCAGATTGGTTCAACGGACTCCTTCGCTGAAAGCTTTGAAGCTAGCTGGATAAAGAGCAACCTCACTCTAGGTATCAAGTTCACTAGTGGTGCTCTCATGGGCATGGAGTTCGATGTAAGTTTCAAGATTATCGACAAGGAGAACTTCTTTGAGATAGTGGCTAACGACACCTACGGAAGAACACTCCCCGATAGTGTCATGTGTCCGAAGGTAGGTGATAAGTACTTCCTGTTCAATTGGGACGCAACCAAGATTACAGATACGGACCTCATCCCTACTGCTCAATTATCTCTGTTCGATAGAGCGAAGCAGTACTATCAGAAGACCATGATCAGCAATTCAAACTTCACCTGCACGATGGATGGCGACAAGTTCTACAATGATGGAATATACGATTACCATCCTCTCGGTGAACAGGTAAAGCTGATTAATGATATGTTTGCGCAGGTGGATGCGGATGGCAAGCACTACCGAAACTCTCGTATCATCGGAATGGAGATACCTTTGGATATCCCTTACGACCACCCTCAGTACACCGTAGGCGAAAAGGCAGCTACTAGCCGGTTGGGTAAGTTGGAAGACAAGGTTGACTCCATTAAGGTGAATGGAATGCAGATAGGCGGCACAGGAAGCGGTAATGGTGGAGGTGTCTATGTAATTGGCATGAACGATACCACTCCTGCATCCGATAGTAACGTTTATTCTGCTAGACGTTCTAGGATGGAGTTTGTATCTAGGCTGCAGGATGACACCGCAAAAGGAACTATCACTTGGGAAAAGGTGCAGAAGTTCTTGCAAGGATTGTTCTTTGGCAACGAAAGCAACTATAGCATAGACGGAAGTGGTAACGCTATCCTCTCTAGTGTCTTGGTGAATCTCTTGAAGTCTCTCGATTTTAACGAGGCAGAGCAGAGTGGATTTGCAATCAAGCAGAGAAGTGATGGAAAGTATCAGATGTTGCTCACGGACTTGATAGTTTGGGGTAAAGCAATCTTCAACACCCTCCTTATTCGTGAACTCAGCTACGTTGGAGGTAACATTGTCCTCTCCCCTGCTGCTGGTAAGATAAGCTACATCAAGGAAATATATAGCGATACAACGAATGAAATGATTGCATGGAAATGCTATCTCCTCGCTGATGATGGAACGACCGCAACAATCAACTCATTCAAGGTGGAAGACCAAGTTAGGTGCAAGACGTTCAACATAGCACCTGGTGTCTATGAGAACGTCAGTAACAAGGACTATTGGAGACTTGTCACAAAGGTATCAACCGAGAACGAAGCAATCACCGATGATGAAGGTCATGAGCTCTATGACGGAAAGAAGTTCGCATGGATTCAGATAGCAAAGGATAATTGCATGGAAGGCTCGGATAACCCTGCTGTAGGAGATACCATCGTCCTCATGGGTAACAGAAGTGACAAGAGCCGACAGCACCTTCTGATGATGGAGACAGAGGGAGATTCCGCACCTACGTTCACCATGTACCGAGGCATCAACTCCTACTCCCTCAAAGGTAAATCCATCTTCGATGTAGGATTCAACGGCATCAACATCGTGTCAAAGTACTACCACATAACCACCGTTGATGGAGAGAAGATTTGGACTCCAGTCTATCGTGGTGATTGGAAGGAAGGTACGGAATACAGCTACTATGATGAGGTTACATGGCTTGGCACAAGATGGCTCTGTATTTCTCAAGAAGGACAGACCACAACAGATGAACCATCTGAGGATTCTCCATATTGGAAGGCTACCACCAACGTGTATACACCAAAGCTATACCTCTATACGGATATAGTCAATAGCGGAATTGCTATAGGTGAGACACACAACGTTACTTGCAAGCTAATGTTAGGCGATAAAGATGTGACGAACGGAGTAGCATCATGGAAGGTGACACGCAAAACCGATGATTCCTTAGATGATGCTGCATGGGCGACTAAGGATAAGGTTAAGAACTTCAATGGCTCAATAGATATTGTCTGGTCTAATGATGGAACAGAAGACGATTTGGGCAAGGGTGATACTGCGAAATTTATATTCACGGCAACCACCACAACAGGAAAAATTCATCAAGAATATATTAAAGTTTAAAAAATAGGAGATTAAAAATATGGGAAAAGAAATTCATCTTTCGGCAACCGCAGCAGTCAGACGAACATTGAAGGGTGACACATTATCCCTCAGTCTGCAAACGAATGGTGTACCGCTCTTTCAAGGTTTGAACCCAGATACGTTTACCGTGTCACCTAATTGGAGCGAAAGCGGAACGCATCCTATCATCACTCCATCTGTTGGCTCTGCACGTAAAAACAACGTAACACTAACAAATCACGTATGGGCTTACAACGGCAAGGACTTAGGATTCAGCTCTAGCGGTACTGGATGGGAGACTTCGACTGTTGATAATAGATTCAAACTAAATCATGCTGATGGTTCTCTCTCTATTATCGGAGACCTCGCATCTAAGGTCAACCAAGATTCCGATACTCTTACATATTCGGGTGATGCAGTATTGGGAGCTAGCATATACCCAATGGAGAAAAGCATTGATATATTGGTATCTATGTTGGGTGGCTCATCTTATTTTGGAGGTGTGTCTGCTGATACTACGGTATTAAGTAAGGGACAGACGCAAGCTATCCTCAGACCTTGGCTGTTCAACTCCGCAGGTGGAGAGGTTTCTACCTATTCTATTAATCTGTATCGTGGTAGCGGAACAGACCTTGCAGGAACTTACAATAATCCAGCAAGCGGAATCACGATTCACAGAGATAAAACGGGAGATGCGGATAAGCTCTATGTAGATAGTCATCAGCTCTTCGTCCTCGAATTTATTGTTGATGGTGCTGCCGTGTATAGAACGGGTATCAGCATTGATGACATCTCTGATATTTATCAGCTTGCCCTTAATTCAGAAGGTCAGGTTGATGAAGATAGTAATCAGACGTTTCGCTGTATCGTTACCAACTGCGAGACAGGTAAAGTGCCGAAGAGTATAACTGGCAATGTCACCTTCGTTATCTATACTGATAGCAATGGTAACATCGAGAATAAACGTTCGGAGACAATGACTTGGGCAAAGAACGTCAGTGATGGATTCGTTGTGAGGGATGCTGATACGATTGATGAGAACAAAAACATCATCGGCGTATCGGTGTCAGCAGATGCTTATTTAACAGTTGATGATTAGGAGGAACGCTTATGCCAATAGTTAGTAATAAGGCGAATAGAAAATTCGCCCCTTTGGACGTTTCTGTATCAGTAGTGTGCGCATCACCTAAGTCTCCATTCATGCAGACTATGGCTGGCGACAAATTCTTCCCAGACAGAACACAGAGCGGATTTGAGTGTATTGCCTACCCGAGTATCAATGCTACGGCAAAGGATGATTCATGGGATAGCAAGCAGTCGAATATGTCTCTTGCCAATATGGTATGGAAGGTTTCTACGGGCACGGAATGGAAGGACATATCTAAGATTAATTCTTGGAGCGGTAAGTATAGCATTGATACAAGCAATACATCTAATCGTGGTTCGCTTACTATCAAGAGGAATCTTTCAAGTAATGATAAGCAGCAGTTGCAATTCGAAGCTGACCTGTATGATTATAGAACGAACTCTATATTGCATATTACCGCTGACCCTATCACTCTGTATACGGCAGATAAGGGCGCAGATACCTATGGTATGGGCATTCGGGAAGACACCGATATATCCTATAACCCATTCCTTGACAAACTGGCACTATACGAGTATAAGGTTGCCAATAACATCATATCTGCATCTACGGAAGCAAGAAACGCTTGCTTTGACGGCAATCAGTATGAATGTCACATTCCGATTGATATATATAAGTCTAAGGATAGAATTACAAACGGATTCTCTATTGAGCTGTATCGTGGAACGACTAAGATGTCTGCTTCGTCTGCTGCAAGCCCTAACGAGATTATATCTATCTCCACATCAGAGATTGTGCTTGACCTTAGACTTGTAGAGAAGAATAATTATACCATCAAGGCGGTAATAGACGATAAGGCTGTTGCTCAGTTCCAATTTTCCGCTTCTAGGTTCTATCCTTCTTTCAACCAGCCTAAGTTCATGGTATGCAATGATATTGAATGGGGTAAGATGTACAGAAGCAACAAGGCTATTTTGGAGTACAACGGAAGGGTTGTTGAATACCCTAACCGCATCGTAGAATTGCAATGGCATACCGAAGCAACTAATGGTAATATCGTTACAAGTAAGTCTTGGCAAGAGGGAGATTCATGCTACTTCTCAATCGAGGAATCGGGTCTTGGCGATGTAGAGAGCGATTATCTTGAAGAACAGATAGAATACGGACAGAGACCTGCCAACGGCTATCTCCTTGATGAAGATAGCAATTACCTGCTTGATGAAGATGGCAATCCGTTGATAGATTAATATGTATAATTAAAAAATATAAGATATGGGTGTTAAATTAACAGAAAAGAAGCTTGTGACGGCAATGAATCCCGACCAAACTTTCTTAATAGTTGTAGATGGTGCTCTTCGTAGATTAAGTCTCGGAGACCTTCAGAAAATGATGGGTAACAATATCTTCTACCCTACAATCACTTTGGAGCAGTCTTCTAACCCTAAATTCGCTCTGCCAACGCCTTTCATGGCAGACATGTATCAGAGAGCGATGGGTGGATATATGATGAAGGTTGTCAATGGTAAAGTTTATGCAGCGAAACTCGATGCCAGCACATGGGAGTTCTTCGCTGACGGAACAAAGGTGGATGATGCGTCTAAGTATGAGACGATGGTTCATGTTCCTGACTGTCACTTTAAGGCTGAAGGTAAAACCATGCAATTCGGAGGATTGTTCCCTATTTCTGGCGGCAAGACTTTCGATTCGCCAAACTGGGTAGGTGCATATAAAATGTATGTGGATGGAAGCGGTGTGGGTCATTCAAGACCTAATGTTGCCCCTTCGCATTCCAGAACGATGAGCGCATTTTGGGCTTGCGCACAGAAGCTTGGTTCGAACTTTGGTCTTGCAAACTATGGATTTCAATGCCTCATAGAAGCATTGGAACAAGTAAGTTTCGGTGACCTTGATACACAATCTGTAATTGGAGCGGGATTCCAAAGTGATTCTTGGGAAGCATGTCGTGATGTACCTATGGGCAAGTGTATCTCACTCGGTGATGGTAGCGGTAAGGTACTCTATAACGATGCTACTTTAGGTAATCAGTACCCTGTTAAGCTTTTCGGCTTTGAGGACTTATGGGCTAAGTCTTGGGAATTCCGCCCAAATATCCGTTTCTATATGGATGGCGATACGAGATATGCTGTTGTCTATAGCGGCAACCGAGTAAGCAATACTGCTGATGGCAGAAAGTTTACTGTACCATCATCTGCTAATGGAGAGTTTATTACACGAAAGACGCTAGGTACATATTGGGATGCAATTCCGCAAGCAGTTGGAGGCAGCGATAGTAAATACTACTGCGATGGCTTCTGGGCTGCGACAGGTGGCGAGCTGCTGCACGTTGGGGGTTCCGCTAACTCCGGGTCGCTCTGCGGTCTTTCGTTTGCGTCCTCGGACTCCGGTTTCTCGACCTCGTGGACGTACATCGGCGCTCGCTTGACTTTCTACGGAAATCCGACAATCGTGAGCGGTTCGGAGCTCATGGCGATGTAAGACAACGCCTAGCGTTGGCTGTACATCTGCCAGTGAGCTAGACAGAAATAGAGAATTAATAAAAATAATATAAAACGCAAGATTGAAACTGCAAAGTTGAAATCTCCTTTTAATAGGATTCGCAGAAGCACAAAAATATAAACAACCCAATTCCGTGCGATAAGATTTTCTACAACCATGGAGTGGGTGAAGAAAAGGTGATACATCATGGAGCTGCTGAACGTTGGGGGTAACGCTAACAACAGGTCGCAATGCGGTCTTTCGTATGCGAACTCGAACAACGGTTTCTCGAACTCGAGGACGAACATCGGCGCTCGCTTGAATTACTACACAAGATTTCTATTTTTAGAATGACGATATAATTTACACTGTTCCTCGCAAGTCGTAAAGATACGAGATAGTTTGGACGAGAGAGCACATGATTGAACCTGTCTCGATGGAGGAATATTTATTCTGACAGAGCGAAGATTAAAGGCGTTGGGTATGAGTGGTCGGGTATGTCCGACTACAACAGAGTCCCCTCTCGCAAGTAAGTGATACAGTTGTACGTATGTGCCGAAAGTCAGTGAGCCGAGAGTGTAGAAAGCCTATTGATAAGGAAAGCGATTTTTGAAATATTGGTTGAAGTATAAAATGACGGACGCACAAGAGCTGGCGTATAAGCGCAAGGCTAAACTACGCAAGAAGCACAGAAAGGTCAGAGTAGAACTTGTCAGTGATATGACTAACCTCAATATTGCAGTAAGGAAATCACGCAAGGGTAAGGAAGGCAAGAAGGGAGTTGTGATATTCGATAAAGACTATAATGGTAATCTTTTGAGATTACAGAGAAGTCTTATAGATGGAACTTACAAGACTAGTGAAGGGCACGATTGTATGAGACGATGCCCTTGCGGTAAGGTAAGAAAGCTTCATAAGCTTCCGTACTACCCAGACCACGTTGAGCAGCATGCCTTGATGCAAGTTCTGATGCCGTACCTTATAAGAGCTCTCTATATAGAGAGTGGGGCAAGTGTAAAAGGCAGAGGGATGATTTATGCGAAGAGCAGAACAGAACGATGGATAGACGAGAACAAGTCATATGGAAGATTGTATTACTGCAAGCTTGATTTTATCAAGTTCTATGAGAATATTGACCAGCATGAGATATACAAATCGCTGTGTGATTTCTTTACCGATAAAGGCGTTAGAAGACTTTTATATGAAGTTATCTTTGCTCTACCGAAAGGTCTAGGCATTGGTCTATATCCTATTCAGACTCTTACCAACTTCTATATGAGTATCTTATGTAGATTGGTATGTAGAAAGTTCGATGTCAAGGTAGAGATATATTGTGATGATATGGTTATTCTCGGCAAGAATACGAAGGAAGTATGGAAAGCCATCAACTTCATATTGGAATATGCTGATGAAGTGATGCACCAGCAGTTGCACGATAATATCGGAATGCAGATAATTGATGATACGCATTTCCTTGATTTCGTAGGATACCGTTTCTACTTCAACCATACAATGTTAAGAAAGCGCATGAAGGAGAAATTCAAAAAGAAGATGCACAACCTTAAAGACCCTATGAGGAGATACCAAGTGGCTATGAGCTACAAGGGTTGGTTGATGCACTGCGATGGTTTTAATCTTTGGAGAATGATAACAAAAATGAATAGTTTTGATGATTTTAAGATGCCGCAGATTGAGGACAGAGATGCCAACGGCAAGAGAATGTTTGAAGGTCAGAGAATGAGTGCAAGCTACTTTGCCGAGAGAACTATTGTTTTCCTTGATGTCGAATTTGATGTAGATAGCAAGGTTCATAGGTCAGGGAAGAGCAATGTTGTTAGCGTTGAGGAGAACGGACAGAAGTTTAAGTTCTTTACTAACAACAAGAAACTCGTTGAGCAGTTGCAATGGTGCTCAGACAATGATAAATTCCCGTTTCTGGGAAAGTTACGTAGAATGAATCAGAGCGGCAACCCTGATTTCAGAATCGTAGGAACAAAAGCATAAGTATAATATTTAAAAAGAAAGGATATTATTATGGAAATTAGAAAGTCAACATTTGATTACTCACCTAGTCTGATTGAGTATGAGGGCAATACTATTCGCATCAATTTTGATGTTGAGCAGATTGAGTTAGAAAATAGCATGGATAGCAGCGAAGGCAAAAAAGCTACCCGAATGGCTTATGCCGCTTACGTTGTCCGTATCGAGCAGCCTGTGGAGCGAGGTAAGGTCGTTGATGCAATCGTCTCATCCGCTTATCCGACCGATAAAATGCAAGCCATCATCAATAACCATTTCGTTAATCTTGCCAAAATTGCGGATGGGAAAAAGCTTGATGCCGATGACGAGGAACACGAAGCTGAGTATAACGCTATGCAAGATTGGCGCACGAAGGCGAAGGCTGTAGCTACGGATGTTATAGACAATTATATCAGTACTCATTAAAAGGAGGATAATAGCCTATGAAAAAGGTAGTACATCTTTTTGCCTCGCAGCGTGTCAACCGCAAGGCACGTACTGACAATGAGGAGGTATTCAAGGAGAAGGTTACGCTCATTACCAACAAGCAGATGAGTATCGGTCAGCTTGCAGACTTCTCTCAGTTGGTTAAGGATTTTGCTGCGGCAGGTATTGTTATTAGCGGAAATCAAGTTGCTATTAAGGGCGATAAGGTAACTATATACAATAAAGATGAAGTTGCCCTCTTTGCCCAAGATGGTAAGCTCAATGCTAACCTTATTGATGCTGATAAAATCGAGGTTAAGCATCTTTGGGCGAAGTCTGAGGATGGAACTACAAAGGTGGGATATTTCGGCAACTACGAGATTGAAGCGTGTAAGGTAGATGATACTACTTATGCGCCATTGTTTGTTGGTGGGGATACAGCTAGCCAGTCATCGTTCTACGTATCGAGCGAGGGAGCAATGTATGCTACGAGCGGATATATAGGTGGATTCAATATAGGAAAGACCAGTATAAATGGAATCAACGGACAAAACAAACTCATGCTTACACCAGGGTATATTTCCTTCGATAACAAAACTCATGGCATTGATAATATAATCGGAGCTAACTGGAAATACGGATTGGACTATGTTGGTCAGCAGATAGTTGTTAAGTACGACCATCCAACACCATCTTATGGCGGTAATATTGGTATAGCAAATTTAAAGAATATCGCATTGTATGTTTCAGCCTCTGGTAACATAGATAGGCTTTCTAGAGATACTGGCATTGTTAACTCGCTATATCCTTGCGGTAATCATGCAATATTTTGTGATAAAGGTGATTTTGCCGGATTCAGACCTTGTTTCAGAATTATTACGTCAAGCCAGACGTTGTCAAAATATGATGTGTTCTTAGAGATTGTCGATAGATGGAAGAAGCACAACAGTATTACTGGCGCAGATACCATAGTCGATGTTGGTGAAGTCACACTCAGCCTTCCAGCGGAACCGGAAATAGGTCAGATGTACTGGATTATAAGGTCATCTAAATACGATTACACTCTGAAGACGACCGATGGTACGAAGATTTTTTATCCGTCAGGAAACGGAACATCTTACAAACTTACAATGGATAACGAGATGGCGTGCATCATATATACTGGAACCAACTGGAGGCTGATGTGGAATATGGGCATATAATTTTTTTAAAAAAACAATAAATATGAAAAAGAATTTTAATGTACCTTTCAAGAATTGGAAGGGTGAGGTGATCGTAGCACCAGTAAAGAATGAGAACGGAGAGGAAACCTACAAGCCACAGATTATGGGCGATATTGTAGGTAAGGTACTCTTCGAGGTGATAGACAGTCAGAGTATTCAGCTATCGGGCGAAGAAAAGCTACGTGCTTATCGGGTAGCTTGCAAGATAGGCAAGGATGCTGAGAACGTAGACATCGAAGCCGAGGACATTATTCTTATCAAGAAGATACTCTGTCCTGTAATGGCTGTAGGTGGGTATGGTCAGATAGTTGATTTGCTCGAAGGATAGGAACAGATAAGGCGGTTCACTACATGGTAGCCGCCTTTCTTTTTGCAACCATCTACTTTCAGATTGTTACTTTAGCAAAGTTTAACTATAAAAATATTGCTCAAAATAAATATTTT